TTATTTCCCCCAGTCGCCGGATATTCCGTCGGGGGCTTTGACGCGGCGGACGTCCTTGACATGGCCCTCGCGGCCGCGATAATCGTTCGGCGCGACGTTTTCGCCCGACGGCAGAGCGCCGTGCTTTTTGATTTTCCTGCTCATAATTATCCTCCCAAAATGCAAAGTATCAGCCCGTATATCACGCTTGCGGTAATACCGTAGACTATAACGGGGCCTGAGATGATGAACATTTTTGCAGCCGTTCCGCTTATTAAGCCCTCTGCTTGTGTCAAGATAGGGACGAGGGAAATTTTTGCCCTATTTTACTGGGTTTTTGGCTCCTCAAATTTCTAAAAAAATCGGCTTTTTTCGCAAAACTGCTGTGATAATAGGGATAATTGCTGTGATAATAGGGATTTTGGCAGATAACAACATCCCCGTTCGAGAGCAATTTGGGGCCATCTTTGCTAAACAGCATTGTGCTTCATGGGATGTGAAATGCTCTCTGGCAAAAGGAGCCTTTCAAATGCATCTACGTTGCGAAACTCAATTTCGACCCTCCCGTTCTCAAAAACACGCACCTGCTCCACAAGCCGGGCAATCACTTCCGGACGATATTCTGACAGAGCCAGAATATCCTTTACGCTCTGCGTGGTGTTGCAGGCTGCGTCATACCGTTTGCTCCAATCCTCCAGTTCCTTCCTCAGATCCTTGATTTGGATCTGCAATCGTTCACATTCCATCTGATTCGTTTGCTGGATCTCTTTGAACCGGTCTTTGGTGTATTTGCCTGCACGGTACTCCTCATATAGAAATCCCTTTGTGCTGTTGATGTGCCCCAACCTCATATCAGCAATGCGGATCTGGCTCTTTATCTGCTCACGCTTGGAGCTGTCCAGATTTTTGATATAATCTGATTTTGAAAGCAGCAATTTGGCATGCAGCTTTACCACCTGCAGCGCATTAGACTGCAATGCGTCTACATTCTCATGCAAGGATTCACATCCGGGGCTATGCTCAAAACGCGCCCGCACACAGAACAGATGAACCTGTTTCCCGTGAGAGCGCTGCAGTTTTCGGCCGCAGTACCCACAGACGAACAGATTTTGTGAACGGTTTCCGGCAGTGTTGTTATTTACAGTCCGTATCCGCGATTTCAGCGCACTGATCGCCTGCTGATAGGTTTCAGGCGAAATGATAGCCTCATGCGTTCCCTCAACAACGACCCAATCCTCTCTCGGGAGGCTTCGCATTTTATTCGAGCGGATACCCACAGTTTCTCTGGTTCCGCTTATCATCTTCCCGGTATATCTTTCATCGTTCAGAATCTTTCGAACCGTTCCGCCAAGCCACAGCGATTCGCTTTCAAGAACCCGCCCATTGTAGCGCTCTCCGTTCTGCCTTTTATGCTCCGCCGGGGATGGTATCTTTCGTGCATTGAGACGTTTAGCAATTTCCATCGTACTCAAACCTTCAATGCACCATTCAAAGATTCTTTCTATCGTTGTACGGACATCTTCATCCACTAAAAGCTTGTGCTTGTCCGATGGATCCAACCGATAGCCATAGAAGGCTTGACCACCCCAGTACAAGCCTCTACGGTTGCGGGTTTTTACGGCACTTCGGATTTTCAGGGAAAGATCCTTGCTGTACATCCCATTTACAAGGTTTCTCAGTGCAAGTTCCATGCCTCCGGTCGTTCCGATGTAATCATTGCTGTCAAAGGCATCGCCGACCGAAATAAACCTCGTGCCAAAGAGCGGAAGAATCAATTCGAGGTACGCTCCTACCTCCAAATACTCACGGCCGAAGCGGGATAGATCCTTCACAATAATGCAATGGAGATCTCCTCTGCGAACCAGTTCCATCATGCGCTTGAAATTCGGTCGCTCAAAGCTGGTTCCGCTATAACCGTCATCACAGAATTCCGTAATGCGATAAGAGAGCAGATCATGAGTCTGCTCGATATAGCTTTGAAGGATCTTCCGCTGATTGGTAACACTGTTGCTCTCGCTCTTATCCGTTGATGAGCGAAGATCTCCGTCTTCGACAGAAAGGCGAATATACATGGCAAGCGTCTTTTCAGGCATAGCGCTGTGCCTCCTTCTGCCAAAGAGCCGCATTGAGGAGAAGCTCTTCCATTTCGTCCCGATACTTCAGCTTCACTTCATAGTGACCGTCGTTGAACAGTACTACCTCGTCAATTAGGGCGTCCACCATTGCAGCGTCCAGCTCTGTGCGATTGCCATACTCTTTGATGAGCTCCGTCCAGTAGATACTCCCTTTATACTCGGGAGAATACTTCTGCGCCTCTTTTTCAAGCTCATGGGCAAAAATCCTAAGCTCATCCGCCTTGGTTGCGCACGCATTCGCTTCAGCGATATATTCCTGCTCGGAAAGGATGCCTTCTTTGAAGCTCCTGTAGAGCGTGGCTTTCCGCTCACCGTACAAGTCTATCCTTGCCATAACACTTCGAATCTGCTCTTGAAAAATTCTATATCGGCTTTTATTTTTCTCTCGTTGATTTAAGGATGCAACGATTGCCTGTGCATCGGTAAACAGCTGCATTTGAACTTTTATCAAGCGTAGAACGGACGATTCCAGTTCTTCTTTCTTCACCGCCTTTTTGGGGCAGTAGGACGAATTGTAGTTTTCATGCAGAGTACAGTAATACCACCATGTCGTCTTTCCATTGTTCTTCTTGGCACGCAGAAACATTGCCTTCCCGCATTCCCCGCAGCGCAGGTGTCCCTTAAAAATACTCGCCTGCTTGCTTTTACAGTTGTACTTTGTCGCTGCTCCTGCCGTGTGCTTTAGGTCATCGAAATATTTTTGCACGCAATCAAAGAGCCCTTCCGAAACGATTGGCTCGTGAGTGCCCTTTGTAATGATCCAATCTTCTTTGGGGACTGCCTTGCTTTTTTTCTCCCCCGAGCTATAGAAGTCTGAGCGGTATTTCCCGCCGATTGTCCATCCGAGATATGTCCTGTCAATCAGGATTTTTCTCACGGTCTGTTGATACCAGAGAGAATTCTTGAATTTATCACTCTTTACCAGACCGAGGTTGAAATTATGACGACCGGGGGAAGGAATTCCTCTATCATTCATTGTGACGGCTGCATAATGCAGAGTGCAGCCCTCGGCAACCATCTCAAACAGCTCCCTTACGATGGGCGCTGCTTCAGGGTCTATGACAAGATGATGTTTATCCATCGGATCCCTTAAATACCCATACGGCGCCTTGCTGCCCACGTATTTCCCCTGCTTCTGCATGGATTCCATCACGGAGCATATCTTCTTTGACACATCTTTTGCGTAACGTTCATTTAGAAGGTTCTTTATCTGCACAGAAATATCTGCCTGCTTATATAGCGAATCGAATCTATCCGTAATAGAAATGAAGCGCACATTCAGATACGGGAATACCATCTCAATAAACTCGCCGGACTCAAGATGATTTCGGCCAAGGCGCGACAGGTCTTTTACAATGACGCAATTTACTTTCCCGTCCCGGATATCGTTCATCATGCGGGAAAACTCCGGCCGTTGAAAATCCGTCCCGGATACATCGTCATCGCAATACACATCAAATACGCTGATATCCGGATCCTCGCCTGCAAAATCCCGAAGAAGCTGAATTTGGTTGCCAATGGTGTCAGCTTCTCTTTTTCGTTCATCTTCAACCGAGATACGGGCATACAAAGCCGCAGAATATTCCGTCTTTGGTGTAGGGGGTGATTTCACCGGAGCCACTATGTTTTTTCTGCTCGTTCTTGCCATTTCAAACCACCGCCTTATCGCTATCCGCAACATTGCTGTAGCTTTCCTGAACCTGTGCCAACATCTCGGCATAGTCCTGCGCATGCGCAAACTCAATCTCCAAGGTCTTGTCTTCATACACGCGGATCTGTTCCATACATTCAACAGCAACAGCTCTTGTAAGCGATGGAATATTTTGATGGGCAATCAGGTCTTGGACCCATTGGCTCCGTCGGCCCGATTTGTCAAGTTCCAAATTGAGTTCACGCTGAACTTGTTCTTTCGCGATCAGCGCATCCGTGATTTTAGAATCGTACTGTGCCCGTATTTCAAGAAAATCCTCTTTCGGGATAATATCCTCCTTGAAGTCTTCATATAAAGAAGCTTTCAGCTTCCTGTACTTTATTTCTTCCATCTCAGCTTTTTCCATTCGCTCCTGAGCCCTGCGTGCGCGGATATGCTGAAGCGGCGCGTCCTGGATCGCCTTTAAGCACTCATCCATCCGAACAACCATGGAGATATGCTTCTGCAGCAACGCAAGCACCGCATCCAGAAGCTGCTGTTCCGGAATCGCATGACTTGTGCAAGCTCCACTGTTTTTATAAGTGCTGCAAGCATAGCATATTTGCTTATTCGCTGCGGAAGCGGTAATCGTCCGGCGAACCATGGGGCTTCCGCAATCTGCGCAGAAAAGCATCCCTGCAAGGGGAAACACAACGTTTTTCCCGGGAGAGACACGCGTATCCATCTTCAGCAAGCGTTGAACAAGGTCAAACGTTTTCTCACTGACAATTGCCTCAAACGCTTGCTCAACCACGACCCATTTCTCCGGCGGGTTTACAACCACTGTTTTGATTTTGTAATTTGGCCTTGTGCGAACGCCCTGTATCATCGTCCCTGTATACACACGGTTTGACAATATACGTCCTACGCCGACAGCAGTCCATTCGACTTTTGCATGCTTCTGAAAGCTGCACTTGAGTCTGCTTCCCATGCTTCTCTTATATTCTAGTGGCGCCAGAACTCTTTGCTCTGTCAGGCGTTTAGCGATTGCCGCTTGGCTCATTCCTTCAATTTTCCAGCGAAAAATATCCTGAATGACGCCTGCAGCATATGGGTCGATCTCCAATTTGGTATGGTCATCTTCAGATTTCATATAACCATAGGGGGCAAAGGCGCCGAGATATTCTCCGTTTTTACGCCGAACCTGAAATTGACTCCGAATTTTCATGGAAATATCGCGGCAATAGTTGTCGTTCATCAGGTTTTTTAGCGTGATGCTGAAATCATCTGCGTAATCGCGCGTCACCGTGTCAATGTTGTCGTTGATCGCTATCAAGCGTACGCCGTAAAAAGGAAAAAGACGGTCGATATACTTTCCGGCATTGATGTACTCTCGGCCGAAGCGGGACAAATCCTTCACAACGACGCAATTGACCGTCCCAGCCTTGATGTCATTCATCATAAGCTGGAACGCAGGTCGGTCATAGTTAGTCCCAGTATATCCATCGTCTATACGAACGGATACGATATTTATTTCGGGTTTATCCTGTAAATAATCGAGAATGAGCTGTTTCTGATTGGTAATGCTGTTGCTTTCGTTTTTTCTTCCGTCAGAAGCATCTTCGTCTTCTTTGGAGAGGCGTACATATATAGCGGCGTTATAGTTCGTAAGCTCTGACATAATCTCACTCCTTTGATATACTTGTCAGGTTCACCGACAATTATCTCCGAATGAGTATCAGACTGAATCCTTGTTTATTTTAACATGTCGCAGCTGATAAGTCTACCGGTTTTGCCGAAAACCATAATTTTCCAGAACTCATACCGTTTGCAGCATATCGATCATATTCTGCTGAAACGATGGTCCGTTTTCCTTGTACACAACCTTTATCGCAACATCCCCTATCCGAAAGCAGTAGGGATTCTGTATTTGGCGCATGAATTCAGCTACTCGCTCCGGAACAGGTTTTGTTTCATCAATCGTAACCTGATTCAGGTCGATCAAGTCGTTTTTATCTATGGAACGGACATCCACGGCTCGAAGCTGTTCCAACCTTTCGTTTATCCTTAAACTATCCACAACAGGAACTCCTTTCCTAAACTCTAACTCCATTTTTGACCAATTGAATAGGTTTTATTCCTTCAAACGATGCAGTCACCCTCCGCCCGTGGCGAACGGGTCCATGGAAGTCTCATCCCCCCGCCTTCATTATGGCCGGGCCGCGAATTACGGAAGTATCATTATTGCCCCTGGCGGATCATCGCGCATACGGTTGCCGTCCGTATTTATGTGCTCTTGGCTTTGGCCTGCCAAACCAAATGGATAGCCGCTTGCCGCCAGAGGAACGAGAGGGCGCCGCTATGCGATTTTCAAGGTTCATTGAAAACGGGATTGCCTTCATAAAGTAAAAACACTCGAAAAACGCAAAATCTAATGCTCTGAGAAAAAATTTAAGGCTCCGGCAAATCACCGGAGCCTTTGGCTAAATTCTGAACTCCGAAATATGCAGAACAATATGCAGCATAATGTATTGCCTACAATCCTCGTCGAGATTACCGGCATAACTGCTCAGCCGGTTAATCAGAGGCATATATAGAGCAAGCAGGGAATCCAACGCTTCCCGGTCTCCGCATACAGCAGCTTCCAGAAGTAGTCTAAATTCATTATCGGTCATTTTTTCGCTCCTTTATAAGGCGCTCTCTTAAACGCTTTATTGCAAGGGAGCGCTGGTTGTATACATGCTGTACAGAGCAGTGGAGCTTTGCTGCAATTTCAGATGGTGTAAGCTCTTCGACAAAAAGCATTTCCAGTATACGTCTGCGCATCAGCGGAAGTTCCCGGAACGCATCAGCCAAACGCTGTTCCTCGAAATCAAAGCTATCCGGCGTAACACCAGCAGATAATAGCGCCGTATAAAGCATAGAGAGATACCGTTTCATGTAGTGCAGAAACTTGTTTTGGTAATACAGCGTTTTGGGCATTAGCCAGTGGTAAAAGTCGTACCGCGGAAGGAGACTTCCGCGGTAGAGTCCTATAATGCTCTCATACAGCGCCTGTAAAATCGCCGGGTCGGAAGAATTATCGATCCGTTTGCATGCATCGTCGAAGCGCTCAACATCAGTAAAAATCGTGTAATTAGGGTTTAACGTAAATGTCCCGTGCGACGCCTGAATCAAATCGCGGAGCCCTATGCAGGCAAGCGTCTTGCGAAGGCGGTATACGACATTCTTAATCGAATTGTACGGATTTCCCATGTCTGTACTTTCCCATATGACATCTGTAAGCAGCCGCAGAGGATGTTCTCTTTTGCGGTTTAAGAGCAGAAATGTCAGGAGCACATATCCAGACTCATTTGTAAATGAATCATCTTTTAAAACATCGGTTGCAGAAATGATTTCCAGTTTCCCAAACAGATTTGCCTGAATGATTGTTGGTTGTTTTATACTCGCATAGCGCCGTTCTCTCCACTCCTGCAGCAGTATTTCATTTAGCTCCACAACGATGCAAAGGATAACAAGTCGTAAAAAACCCGGATCTTCCACATTGCGTTTCGGATTATCCACGCCGAGAAAACCGGCATTGAGTCTTTTTTGAAACGGAACCGCCAGAAGCGAATTCACACTCCGTTTCTCCAAGTATCTGTATTCTTCCAGGAATTCAGTTTTAATCTGCTCCAAATCCGTAATAATGATTGGCGTATCGCTCTTTAGTGAGCAAAGCCAGCGCGGAAACATTTCGAACGGCATAAATTGGAGATTGTCAATTTCGGGCGCTATTCCAGGGGCACAGCACTCATATGTATTGACTCCGATACCCAACTCATCGTCCACTTCAATGACATACGCTCTGTCAGCGCCGTAGAACATAAGCGCTCCCTGCAGTGCCAGTTCGATTTTTTCCTTTGGGTTCGTATTGTTGCGCAGTTTGGTTTCCAAATCGCTCAGAATGCGCAAATAATCGCAGCCATTACCGCCTACATTCAGTCTGCAGATTCCTTCCTTTCTATCACCGTTCATCATAGTGTTCACCTCCTATTTGGATGATACATCCCCAGATAAAACGCAAAGCTGCCCAGTAAGAACCGGACAGCCTTTCGCTCTCGTTGACCGTGCAGATATAGACTGTACGGTGCAGAATATTCATTTGTGTTGACCTAGTGCCTGCTAAGCAGAAATCGCTGCCTCCAGGGAAAGGCATTCACAACTCAATGCTCGTCATGAGCTTTTTCGATGATGTCAACCAACTGCCTCAGCAGATCGCAGGTGAGTATCTTTGTTTTCACAGGGAATTTATCAATACGCTCATAAAGGTCGCGCATGATGACCTGCTCCTTATAGTCATAGGAATCCAACAAAAGCTGATCCACTGTGGTGTGCAGCATGTTTGCCACTGAAACCAGCAGCTCAATGCTGATCCCGCCCTTGCCATTTTCGATTTTGCCGAGGTGGCTGTTCGTGCAATTCAGCCGTTCAGCGAACTCCTCCTGCGTCATTCCAAGGTTCTGACGCATCGCTTTTATGCGTCTTCCAAGAGCTACTTTGTCCACCAGCATCGTCTCCTTCTATATTATTATTTTACAAAAAAGAGGCGTGCTGTTGAAGTTACTATAAATCCATTATCCACCTTAATAATGCGTATTTACGCCTTGAAGTGGTTTTGTATTCATCAAAACAACAGAAAAGTAGATTCACAGTTTTGTAAGTTCTTAAAAGTCAACCATCAAACAACTCCAGATTACTGATCATTGCCGCAATGTCCACGTTCAAATCTTCCTGCATTTGTATAGATGGTGTTTCAACGCCTCCGGCAAGCAACTGACCGTTTGCGATTCGCTCGTCAATAATGGATCGAATCATTTGCTCAAGCGCCTCACGCCTTATCCCGCCGTCAATTTTAACACTTACTGGCGCAGGTTCAGCAAGCTCGGGATGTGCAGCAATATATGCATTCAGTGCGGCTATGACAACTGCGCTTTTTCGGTTTCCAAGACGCTCTAAAAGCTCTCCTGCCTGCACCTGTTCTCGCGTTTCCGAACCGAACTGCAGCGAAAAACGGTATTTCCCATCCCGCTTCACAACGGAACCCTCATTATTGTACCGCGCGCATTGCCATCTGTCCTCGCGCAAGCATCTCATAACCGATCGCGTTTGCCTTTGGATCCTCGATGAAGGTAGCCTTCGCCACAAGCGGGGTATGCTCAATCAACGGCCTGAACAGGACACTTCCGCCTCCAATAAAGATGGCGGGATTGGTACGCAAATCCACCTGAAGCTCACGCAGCTTGCCCAAAATATCTTTTGCGTGCAGCTGAGCCGCATCACGAATCGCCTTTTTTACCGCATCTGGCAGTATCGTTTCCTGCCCCTGCAGCACTGCACAGATATGCTCGTCTTCAATGCGCATGTCGTGCTGCGCGCTGATTTTGCCAATGATATCATTGTTCATGGTGATGACTCCGCTCTCCAAACTGCGGCAGAATTGCAGATCCGGCTTTCCGTTGCGGAGGAGAAGCACATCGGTAGTATATCCGCCGATATCCACGATAAACATCCGCAGCGTTTTCAATAGCTGTCCGCTTTGAGGAACAACAGCGGCATACGCCTGCGGATACACAAAGACATTTCGGATCACAATGCTCATAGGACGGTTGTTGTAAGCAAAATTCACTGTTCCAAACCGCCTGAAATACTGCGCGAAGCGTTCTCTCAGCATCCCGTAGTGTTCCGGCGGCAAGCCAACCGCAAGGTCGATCTGCTCAAACGCCGTATTGGCACCGGCAGCGGAAAGCTCCTTAGCAATGGCAAAGAGCGACAGGATAAAGTATCGATCATCTCTGGTCTTGTCTCTCATATAGGGCAAGCGCTGCCCGGTGAGCGACCAGTATTTCCCGTTGTACTCCAAAACCTCCTCTGCCATAGGCGGTTTTACGGTGTGTTCTGTCAGCCCGGAAATGAAAGAGAAATGCGGGGTTTTAACGGCATAATTTCCATGATCAATGGCGATCAACATAAGAGTACCTCCCATTTTAGTTTATCTAATTACACGGTTTAGCAAGCGTATTTACAGCAGAAATACGCATTGAGTCAATAAATACGCGCGAAACGAAGGATCAGGCTTCTGGCTCTCCGTGGGGAAAAAGTCTCTGTTTCTCTCTTGGAAGAACACGATTCGACGCATTTACATTATTTCTTCCATAAAAGAAACTATTGATATTTCCAGCTGCTTGTGCTATGATAAAAGAAAATTCCGGAGGTGACCTGCCATGATCGTGCGTGAACGATATATGCGGCTGATCCGTGATTTTATGGATAAGCCTGTGATTAAAATCATAACAGGAATGCGGCGGAGCGGCAAAAGCGCTCTCTTGGAGCTTACGCGTCAGGAGCTGCTCGACCGCGGTGTTGACAGGAAGAACATCATTTTCATCAACTTTGAATCCTTGCGCTATGAGGCGCTCAGGGACTATAAGGCGCTGTACGCAGAGATCATCAAAATCGCTGGACAGACAGAAGGACGGATCTACGTCCTTCTCGATGAAATCCAAGAAGTGAACACTTGGGAGCAGGTCATAAATTCCCTCCGCGTAGATCTTGACTGCGATATCTATGTAACAGGCTCAAACGCAAAGCTCCTCTCCGGGGAACTCGCCACGCTGTTGGCTGGGCGGTATGTGGAGATACAGGTCTATCCGCTGGATTTTGAAGAATATCTGGCATTCGCAGCAGAGAATGAGGACGAGGCAAATCTCTCGAAGCGGGAACAGTTTGCTAACTTTCTCCGTTTTGGGGGACTGCCCGGCATCCATCAGCTGAAATGGGATGAGGATCGCGTCATGCAATACCTTCATGACATCTATAATTCCGTTCTGCTGAAGGATGTGATTGCACGAAACCGGATACGCGACACGGCATTACTGGAGAGTATTGTCCTTTATCTCATGGACAACATTGGAAACACTTTTTCCGCAAAAACAATCTCTGATTTTTTAAAAAGCCAGGGGCGAAAGCTAAGCACGGAAACCGTCTACAATTATCTGAAGGCATTGGAAAGCGCCTTCCTGATCCACAAGGTCGTCCGCTTTGACATCAAGGGAAAGCGGATACTGGAGACGCAGGAAAAATACTATCTCTCCGATTTAGGCCTGCGCCATGCCGTTATTGGCTACCGGGACAATGATATTGCCGGCGTTCTGGAGAACACTGTATTCCTGGAGCTGCTGCGCAGAGGGTTCTCCGTCAACATCGGAAAGCAGGATGTGGCCGAGGTTGACTTTGTCGCAAACCGGGCTGACGACCGGCTCTATATCCAAGTCTGCTATATTCTTACGCCGGAAAATACGGATCGGGAATTTGCGCCGCTGGAGGCGATCCCGGATAACTACGAAAAACTTGTCCTGTCCACGGATACGCTGCTGCGGGTCAATCGTGGCGGGATCCGCCAAAAGAACATTATTGACTTTCTGTTGGAACATTAAATATGCGATAACGCAGGAACGAGAAAAGGACGGTACAGCCGAAGCTGAACCGCCCTTTTTCACTAAGATAATTGCCGCTGGAAGCAGTGCTCCCAAACATAATCATCAAGACCTTTGTAGCGTGGATCCCACAGATAGGTGCCATAGCGAAAACCTGCATCCGAAAGCAGTGAGACCAGCGTCCTGTATCCGCCTTGCACATGGGGGTTCTCCATGAAATCCATGTCGAATGCAGTCATGATACGTTCTACACCTTGCTCATGCAGCTGCGGCAGGATAAGCTCCAATTGGGTCAATGCATTTACCCCCGCAACTGCGAGTACTGTCTGTCCTGTCAGGTAATGGATGACATCCGCTTTCATGGGGCCCTCTGTGAGCAGCACCATAGCGCGCGGTTCCCCCGCAATATGTACCCAACCCTCTGCCTTACAGCCGTCTGTGCGGCCAGTGCTGGATACCCAGCGAAATTTGCGCCGCGTCGCATTATCCCGGCGAATCTGCATGCCTTGAATACGGCCTTTGCTGTCTCGCACCGGAATCAGAATACCGCGGCTCTCACAGGCAAAGGACCATTTCCCGTCTTTTCGGTAAAAGCCGGGAACACCGGACAGATAATATCCGCTGGATTGAAGCTGCCTTGCAATGGTTTGCATCCCCACCACCGGAGTGGTACGGTACCCAAGCCTGTCGATTTCCTCATCTGATAGGCCCCGGTTTCGCAGGTTCTGCCGATGGTCGGAGGCCAGCGTCAGCTTGGACAGAAGCCCGGTATAGGTGTCGCTTCGTGATGCTATATCTGTCGGTGGGACTTCTGCAACCACGGGCACAGTAATGTGCTCCGGCTTCGGTATACTGCCCTGCACATCCAAGCGTGCAATCAGAGCATCACGGACCTCCTCGCGGGCAATCCCCGTATAGTATGCATACAGATCGAAAATGCCGCCGGAGAACCCACAGCGCGGACAGCGAAATACATCCTTCTGCAGATTGATGTTGAGATGTTTTGCGTGCGGCTCGTCATCACAACACGGGCAGGGCACATTGTAGTTGCTTCTTCCGTATGGCGGGTATGGAAGCCCAATCAGCGGAATGATATCTGACATATGAAAGATGTCCATACAGCCTCCTTTCCGGGGGACGGTTTATCCGTCCCCCGTGATGATATCCGCATCACACGGATGCCTGCTGCATGGCATGTTCACAAATCAGCCTCGCCGCGTCAGACAGCTCCTGATTGTCTTTGTATTTATTGGCCACCCATGCAATCGCGTTTGGATCCATCGCTAACACCTCGCCAAGCGTCTTGCCGCTGTACTTTTTGATGGGGCACGGCTTCTGGAAAGCCTGCTCCAATCTCTGCTCCTCCGTTAGAACTGCCGGTTCGTATGCCGGCTCAATCTCTGCCTGCACAGGCTGCTCCATAGCCGGTGACTCTCGGCTCGTGTCCATCTCGCCGACAGGCAGTTCGTCCGGAGCCATGTCGGGGAAATCGTCGCCGGCCGCTGAGAACTGAAGCCCAAAGCCTGCGTTTCTTAGTGCAATGCCTACCGCTGCCGTCTGCGCCCATTCCCGCGGTGACACAGATGGCTTGGAGGCATCCGGGCCTCTTGACGCTGTAGCCTCTGCGAGATAGCAGTCAACCGGGTCCTTGTAGCTGGGATAGATGCGCGCCGTTGCCACAAAACAATCCTTGCCGGGCGACACCTGGATGGCGATGCGGCCTTCAGGGTATTTCAGGCGGAACCATGCCATTTGGATCATGACAGGAAGACGCTTTCGCGTCTCCTGCGTATTGAGATCCGTATAATCCACGGCAAACGGGGAAGGGTCAAAGCCCTCCACCTTGTGGATGCTGTCCAGCTTTGCCAGCATAGCTGTTTTGGCATTCGAGTTGTTCTGACTCATGATAAAGCCCTCCTCTTATTTACTGATGTTGATGTAGGTGTTGCGCAGCTTCAGCCAAACCGGTAAAACGGTGTTGATCAGGCTGCTTACACCCTTGCGATACTGGTTCTGATCTGTTGGGGTGAAGCTGGAAAACCGCTTCCGGCAGTCTAGGACGACCTTGTCAAGGGTCTCGGACGCCGTCTGGCGCTTGGCCTTCAGATTCTGATCTGCAGGCTGTCCCAGCCGCCGTTCCTTGGTCAGGCACTGGATATAGGCGTCTACCAGCTGGTAATGGCCGGACAGAACGGCTACATCCGTCGTGACCGGTGCCGTCTGGCAGAATGCCTGACTTGCATAAAGCACCTCAATACGATACAGCAGCTCCTGATACAGCATCAGCTGCTCCAGGGAGGCATGTCCTGCACCGATCTGCTTTTCCATCTCGTTTTTCAAATTCTTGTACTCACTGAGCCAAGTTGCCATTGTAATGATCTCCTTTCACATTTGAGATTAGCTCTTTGATTCGCGCCGAGAGCATCGTCCCGCGCTGTTCCGTATCTGTACGCTTGATGGCAATGCATAACGCTCTCCGCTCTCCTACGATCAGCACGCGCTCCTTTGCGCGTGTAATTGCCGTATAAACAAGCGGACGCACCAGCATGACCGCATGGGCGCACTGCAGGTTGATGATGACAGACTTATATTCGCTGCCCTGGGACTTGTGGATGGTGGAGGCGTAGGCCAGATCCAGCATTTCAAGGTCGCTTCCGTCATACTCGGCAATTCGGCCATCGCCGAAATCAACGGTCAGCACGCTGTCGGTGTCATCGCGGGTGACGGATGTGATATAACCGATATCGCCATTGCTGATGTCCTCGCAGTTTTTTATCTGCATGACCTTGTCTCCCAAACGATATATCCTCTTTCTGTATGCAACCTCCGGCTTTTTCCCGTCCTGCGGATTGAGCTTTTCCCGAAGCCGCTCGTTCAGCGCATTCACGCCCGTCTCCGTTTTTTGGCGGTATGGGGTCAGAAGTGCCACATTGTCAACACCGTATCTGGCGGTTTCCTGTAGGTACAGTGTCTCGATCTGCTGTGCGGAAGCACTCATGTCACAGGAGTCATAGAACTGGAAATCCTCGCCGTATTCCAAGCTAAGATTTCCGTGTCGGATGAGCTTTGCATTAGCAGCAATACGGCTACCATAGCTCTGCCGGAATATGCGATCCAGCCGCACTACCGGTACAGCGCCACAGGCGATGATCTCGCTCAGCACGGCGCCGGGCCCGACAGAGGGAAGCTGATCCGCATCGCCAATCAGCACAAGCTGACTGCCGTGCGGTACGGAGCGGAACAGATGGTTGGCAAGATAGATATCCATCATGGACACCTCATCCACTACAATCAGATCCGCATCCAGCATCTCCGGTTCACAGTAGTCGCCGTCCTCACCGGTCAGAAGCCCAAGCGCTTTGTGAATGGTAGTGGCCGGGAACCCGGTCGATTGCTCCATCCTGCGGGCTGCGCGTCCTGTAGGCGCACAGCAGATAATTTTTGCTCCGCGGTTTTTCCTGCGATAGATATCCAGCAGGAATCGCTGGATCAGCGTCTTGCCGGTACCGGGGCCGCCGGTAATCACACTGAGCTGTGATGTCAGGGCCGTCGTAACTGCGTGCCGCTGTTCGGAAGCCAGCTGTATACCCTGCTTTTTTTCTTCTGCGGAGATCTCCGTATCAATGTTGACGTGAGACCCCGCTTTCTCATAAGTAAGCATTCTGTAAACGGCCCACGCAAGGCTCTGTTCCGTTCGCGCTGTGACTGCGCGGTATACCTGCCTGTCGTAGGAGGCCAAGCGGCCGGACTCAAGCATTCTTGAAGCACGTACCGCCAGCATCTCTTCCGTCAGCCCTTCGGTATCCAGCAGCTTCAGACATTGCTTGAGAAAGCTGTGCTTTTCCATACACAGATGTCCTTTCAGCTCTGCATCGGTCAGCGTGAATATCAGCCCCTCATCCACACGTTCCGGCGAAAGAGGGTCAAAGCCCATGCTGACAGCAATACGGTCAGCCGTCTTAAAGCCGATGCCCACCATCTCACACAGACGGTAAGGGTGATTTCGGACGATGTCCATGGTATGCTCTCCGTACTGCTTGTACAGCTTGACCGCCCTGTTAGGCGTTACACCATGTGGTGCCAGAAAGGCAACCACATCGCGTGCGCCGCGGGAGGCAAGATAGGAGTCACAAATCTTTTTGAGCTTTGTTTTGCTGATGCCCGACACGGCAAGCAGTTGTTCCGGCTCATGATCCAGCACGGTCAGCGTGTTCTGCCCAAACATGGCATAAATCTTTTCCGCGGTTTTAGGACCGATACCCTTGATCTGCCCGGAGCACAGGTAAGCGATGACGCCTTCCTTGCTGGGTACAATCACTTCATCGAAGCCCTCGACTTCAAATTGGATGCCATGCTTGGCGCTCCGGCTCCAACGTCCGCGCATATCATAACGCAAATTATCTGCCGTCGGCAGGCAATAACCCACCGCCTTGATCTCAGAAACCACATTCCCCGCCGCGTCCATGACCTTCTCACAAGGTCGGTACAGGGCGATCATGTAGCTGGCATCACCAGCCGTAACGGCTTTCGGGTAGATCAGCCTTTTGAATTGACATATCAAGATCGATTCTCCTTTCCTTTTGAAATCGGGTAATCAGTCAAAGTCAGGCTCCTCAAAGACCATGCCGTCGTAGTCACTGCGTTCTTCGGCATCGGTGGGGCTCCAGTCGTCTGACCAGTTGACATGATCGGTTGTGAGATGGTCTGCAAGATCCATAGCCGCAGCCGAGGTAGCTGCTCTTACGAACACGACACCTGTGCGGACGATCGTGACCTCATAGATAGACCCGTTAACGGGGCAATCATCGGTCGCTTGATTGTCCAATGGCGTGTAGTATTTCAGCAGTTCGCTCTCCGGTAGCGTCAGATCCTTGTGCATGGGCAGCGTTCCGAATTTAAGCGCACGGCTGATGGTCACAATGTCTCCTTCGACCTTTTTGACCTCGCCGCGAATGCAGAATTCTGTTTCCGGCTGTCCTTCTGTTTTGCAGATCAGTTTATCTCCAACATTCAGCATAAATCTGCTCCTTTCTGTTATAGGGTCGTGACCAGCACCTTGCGGGTCTGCGGAAGGAAATACTCCTCTTCAATGACCTGTGCGTCTCTTGTAAGCCGGAGCGCCAGCTCAACCATACGGTCTGCCAGTTGATCCAGCTCCTGCACGAGTTTTACACGTTCACGAAGCGCGTGCATGCTCCAATCCTCGAAATCCTCGCCGTCGTCAGTGCCACGCCCCGGATAAGTTACCACCTGCATGTGGGTCTGCGAGAAATTGACCCGAGTGGGCCTTCCGCAGACACCGCAGGTGCAGTTGCCATCGGCAGCAAGCTGGTAATTCCTCTGTCCGCAGTTAGTGCAGTAGGACTTGTAGCCGCTCGGCCGCTTTTCTCCCTGATAGAGAACCAGATACCCGCCGCTTCGTCCGTTCATCCCTGCCTGCCAGAGATAGTTGTGTTTCGCAGCAAATTCCCATTTACACTCGTCCATGGCATCAAAAAACTCCTGGGTCTGGATCATATCGAACAGCTTGTCCACCACCTCGGGCGAGAGCCCAAGGTGTGTGATTTTTAGGTTACAAGCATACGATGTGGATCTGTTCCAGGAGTTTAATGTTGGATATCGAAAATGTGTGGTCAGATACTGCGTCATTTCCTGTCGGGACCGGAGATCTACCGGCTGATAGAATCTACGCAAGGCATCGCACCTCCCAGGACCGGTCTGCTCCCGGCTCGTTGGAGGCCAGTGCCGGATGCGTTTCGTCTATTGTGACTAACTTCTTATCCGCTCCGGCCTGTGTCGCCAGCTTGCGAACATCCAAATAGAGGTCTTCGCAGTATACGATAATGGGGATTCCCAACTGGGCGGCATGATGGATTTCGCCCTTCATACCACGGCTGATGCGATCCCCGCAGATCAGCAAAACCTCGCTCTGTTCCAAAAGCTGAAGCCCAAATTGCAGAGCCAGTGCACGCTCCGCCGCTACATGGTCACACAGGAGCATGGGCAGATAGGCGTGAGGGGCGCGTGCCAGGTATCCCAGCATGGTGCGGGCATAAAGCATGTATGCCCGAGCACGCCAGATGTTGCTGAGTTCTTCTTCCGCCGTGCTCCCGCTCAAAGGTGAGCAGATATAGGCGCGTTTCCGGTAGCGGTCGTTTTTCAGGAACTGCCGGTCAAGCTCGCGCTCCCAGCTTTCGTGATAGGCTTTCATTGCGTCGTGCATTACTGATTCTCCCTTCTTATGTCGGTGTAACCGATACTTTTAGTTTCCGGCTCTCACTGGTCTTGAGCACATCCGCATACACGGTGGGATACTTCTCTTTGAGAAGTTTCGAGTCGGGACGTTTGGTTGTTTTGGTGACAAAATCGATGAGGAGCTTGTCGCCGGTCGTGCTCAGCACGCCATGCTCATGCGCCTGCATCAATTCTGCGATTCGCACGCTGTGTGCAGCGATCTCCCTTTCATAGGTTTTGATCTCCGCATTGCAGTCGGAGATTTTCCCCTGCAGCAGCGCGATCTGGCGCAGCGCCTTCTCATACTTTGCAGGGAATTCAATCGTGGGGAGTCCGGGCTGGCTGGCGCCGTAAATGCGCGCCAGGGATTCCAGTGCCAGTGCTGGCTTGACATCCGCCATCGTAGGTGGCTTGTCATGCTCCAAGCTCCAAATCCATTCCTCAAGCCGCTGGAAGATCATATCCTCCTTGGCTCGGTCACGGGTAAGCGCCGGCATTGCCAGATCATGTTCCGGATTGTTTCCCCAAATAGTAGAAAACGCGCCAATATCCACATCCGCCACAGCCAGATAGAAGCGAAGCTGCAGCTCATAGTAGATGGGATAGGCATCGTCAGCCCAATCTCCGGCTTTGTGATAGGTGCAGCTTTTGCACTCCAAAATGCCGGGAGCATTGTCCTCCTTACGGGTAAAGCGGCGGTCAAAGTCCGCAAGAGCCCACGGGTGATCTGCGTGCTGATACATATAGGTGTCGTCATAAACCGTATTGCCGGTTTTTTCCTGATACCAATAGGCCGCGATAGGTTCCAGAAGATGACCCATCATCAGCTGCTCCTGATTGGATTTCACAGGCGCCTTCATCCGGCCCTTTTTGATCATCCATAGCTCCAGCGGCGTTGTCCACGGCGATACGCCGAAGATAGCAGCCACATCGCTGCCTCCCACCGTATAAGGAATGGTGCCCTTAGGCCCGTGGGCGCGGCACTCCAACCATCGTTCGTTGGTCATGCCTGCAGTGTCGCAGAGAATAATCGGAGCGGACATCAGTAGCTCACCGCCTTCGCAAGGTCGTAATCGCCCCACCTCAGCGTAAGCGCCCGCGCCATGTTCTCCTCCACAACGAGCATTTTGCTCTCAGGTGCATGGTCGGATTTGAGAATATAGGGGATCTCCTGCATAGCCATGAACACATCATGGGCGGTTGCAGTTCCTCCTCCATAGGCCATCTCAAACATGCCGATTGCTTCCAAAGCAGCTTTCTTCGGCAGAGACAACTTTTTGCAGATTCTGGTCATCGCATTGACCGGATAGCTCAGATGGATATCCAACAGCTTTTGTAATCTGGCAACTGAATCACCGAACTGCGCAAACAGCTGGTCCAAAGCTGCTTCAAAGTCCTCCACTTTACTCTGGTGCCTGTGGTCCACGGCGATACAGCTCCCAATATGGATCGGGTGCTGCGTACCCTCCAGCATGGCGGAAACCTTAGCCGAGGCAATGCCGGTATCCGAGGTAACAAAGCGGATGGCGGGAACAAGTTTGGCAGCAAGTGTGGGTTTCCCCTGCGACGCCAGCAGCTTGGCATAGGCGCCGAGCAGGTCTTCCTTTTGCCCGGGCATAGTCCATGAGGCACTGGAGAGCGAATGATCGCGATAACCGCCCTGAAACATGCTGCCGGGGAAACGGTCGTCCAGCTTTTTGGTCAGAACCTTCAGCAGTTCATCGATCGGCAGCACGGAATAATCCATGGAATCGCCAGAGTGTGCTGCCGAGATTTTTTCATCTCGGATAAGCAAGAGCGTCTCCGAAGAATACAGCTCCAGGCAATCGTTAAGCACCGACGCCAATCTTTGGCGGCTCAGCTTCGGCAAGGCCGATCCACTGATTTTCGCTCTGTCCAACAGGCTTTTGTAGGCCGTGCTGCGGACGGGATAGTAAGAACCATCTACCCGCATGGCAAGACCGAGGTTTTCCGCCGTGTCCTCAACAGACTCAGCGCTGATTCCCGCAGCGAATGCGGACGGAGTTCCATAAAGAGGCGACGCCTTATCCAGCGGCTCAATATGCAGTTCGTTGACCCTGCATCTGTGCCATCGGCTTTCCAGCGATTCCTTCTCATGGTACCGGCGCATCCCCTCGTAGGAAGCAAAGGTCGTGGAGTAGTTGTCCTGGCATGGTTGTAACATTTTTGTGTTCTCCTTTCGTTTTTTTGGCGGTATTCGCCGTGATATAACAAAAACCAGCAACCCATGATCGGACTGCTGGCTTATGCCATTATGGAATTGGCCGGAAACAAAAAAGTGCCATTCGTGCAATGCACAAATGACACTTCGCAACTCGGTTAAACTCTGCTTAGCTGTGGCTAAACTCTGATACTTACATGATGATTATACCAGAGCAGCGGCCGACAGTCAATCCATAGTCAAACGAAAAGGCCATAAAAGCTGAAAGGAAAGAGGGATGCCGCAGATGCGGCATCCCTCGAAAGGCAAACTATGCGGAACGGTTCAACGCCCACATCCCGCGTCCTGTATTCACGAAGAGCTGCGGACTGCATTGCAGGGTTTGGCGAACCTTCTCTTTCCACCACTGATTTTTCCGCGCTTTGGTATATGGCTCGACTTGCTCATAAATGTATGCAAGCGAAACAGGAGATTGGCAGGTTTCCAGCACTGCTGCAACCACATCCCGCCAGGTAGCGCCGTTCATATCGCGGATATCCTTTTGTACAGGCTCCGTCATCAGGATCGGATACACCAAGGACGCATCCTTCTTGATAATCAGTAGATACTCATGCAGTATGGGGATGAAATGCCCACTGTACTGTGTTTGATTTGAAAAGCAATTGTGCTGTGCTTTTATGATGACATTTTCCAATGTGCCCGGCTTGATCAATTCAAAGAGCATGCTGTAAAGCTGCCCTTTCTTCTTGATATCGCCGACCAGCACGGCCATCCTGCCGCCACGCTCCAAAGCGCAGAATTGTTTCATCATGGCGTAGTTCATTACGCGCACGAAGTCCTCCCATTTGGGGATACGTGATAAGTCGAACTGCCGGGGATCATATCCGTATTTTGACTGCACCTCCGAAGCCTTGTACATCACGTCTGAATATGTAATCAAATCCCAATACGGCGGATGCCAGAACACAAATTCAGGGCGCTCCGGTATCTCGCAATTGATGAGATCGAATCCGCTGTGCAGATCGTAGCAATGGCTAATGATTCCCATGGTATGAGCGGCATCCTGCGTCGTGCCGCTGCCGCACATGTAGTCGCAGATCTCGGCCGGCTTGAAAAACCCGATCAGATCCTCAATCAGCTTGGGTGAACAGTTGCCGCGATAGCGATTGTTGCCGCCAGTTCCGCGCTCTGGATACGAGACGATGGAGGTGAGCCTGTTTTCAGCACTCATAACCGCCTTCTCCTTTCATATGCACATACAGGCAGCAATCATCGCACTCTGATTTGCCCGAGCCAATGCAAAGCGGGTATGGATTTTCTGCTTCTGGTGTGAAACAGTCCGGTTGCTTTGATGCTTGCCTGACCAAACCATGAGCAGCCTCAGATACACTTTCCCAATACGCTTCCCAATAGTGGTCATTGCGCCCGAGATGGCGTTCAATGCACTCAGGAATCATCGGGTTTGTAATGAGTCTCTGATACTGTGCGTCACTCAATGCTGCAACTTCATCCCATTGTTCGATTTGCGATATAAAGTCTTCGGTCTGGCATTGCGCCTTATACACTCCTCCAACCTCCCGAATATACCTACTGGATATCATCAGCGGCTGCCGGATAATCATGATTTTGTAGTGATTTTCCATATACTCGCCGTTAAGATATGCTTCGTAGAAGTCCATCGAAGAATTCTCTGCGAAGATGCTTGATTCTCTCCAAGACGGAACACTTCCGTCCTCCAATTCTTCTCGAATACGATTTGTCATAACACGCTTTGCATCGTCATGGTCCGAGAACGCCTCGCAATCATTTCCGTGCTCGCCATTCACAGCCCAGTCTTCCATCACAAGAAAAACATTGACGCGTTTACGCATAAAGAAGGTGAGCGCCCCGACGACGACGGTGCACAGCAGCGACGCCGCCGCGCCGATGAGGGCGGTGATCTGAGAGACGTCCATGTGCCGCCCTCCTTACCGTTCCGCTTCGCCTTCGATGAGCGCACTCTCCGGGAGGGTGATGTACGGCTCGTTCTGCTTGATCTCCAGCACAGCGGCCTCGATGCACTTCGTCAAATACTCGTCGAAGCTGCCGAGGTTCTTCGTGATGACCCGCTGCGCCTCCGGCGCGATCGACGCCTTGACCTCGTCAAAGACCTGTTTGCCCAGCGCGACCAACTCATCGCGGCTTGCCTTGCCGCCCTTGACCGCCTCGCGCAGCGCCTTTGCCGTGGTCTGCTCCATTGCGCCCACCGACAGCGTGGCGAGGTTCGCAACGTCCTCCAAGGCGTCGTCCAGCACCTTGCGGGTGGATGCGTCCTTGATCTGCGCGGTCTGCGCCTTCAGCTTGGATGTGCCGAGCCGGATGTAGTAGACCGCGTAGGCCCCGGCGAGGGCCAGCACGGCGAGCGCAACGTTGACCAGCAGCTCGGTCGCTGCGCTCTGGATGATCTCCATGCTCATGTTTGGTGTCCTCCTTCGGATATAAAAATAAGACTATGAGCTATGCTCATAGTCTTATTTTACCGTCCCTTTCAGGAACCTTATATATGTACTGCTTCTTAGAAATGTTGTCTTAGAACGTAGTGTTTTCCGGCTCGTCGCCGTAGTCGAGAAGGCTCATCTGTCCCTCCAGCTTCCCCTCGCCGCAGAGCTGCCGCACCCACCGCTCCGTCACGCCGTACTTGCGGGCGAGCTCGGGGTGGTTGTAGCCGTTGAACTCCGCTTTGATGTGAGCGTCTCGGACGGGGCGAAGGACACTCTCCGGCTTCTGGAGGTAGATGGTCGAGCCGCCGACGACCGAGCACAGCTTGTAGTAGTTCTCGACGCCGATCGTCTCTGCGATGATGCGGTTGTCGCCGTCAGGAACCATGTCGATCGTCAGTTCCTTTACGAGGTCTTCCATGTCCCGCCCTCCGCGTCCTTACTCGCTTGCTTTCGTGAAGAGCTTCCCCAAGATGCCGAACAACTCGCCGACCGTCACCTGCTCGCCGAACTTCTGCCGCCAGAACTCGGGGGAGTTGATGACGTCAGCCTCCACGAGCGTTTCAAGCCCCTCTAACTGATACGCCGGGAACTCCGGCTCCTGCTCCTCCGGCTCGCTCGGCGTGGACGTCTGCGGCACCTCGAACGCCATGATCTGACCTAACAGGGCGACGATCTTGCTGCCGTAGCCCTTGCCCGGTACGGCCCAGCCCTTGCCGTTGGGGTTGTCGCTTGCGCCCAGCCATTCCACATACTGCGCCGAGCCCCGTGTCACGAGGGAGAAGCGCGGGTCGACGCACCCGTTCACGAGCGCCGCCTTGGAGGCGTATGCCTTCAGGTGCTGGATCTGCGCCCGGACGCCCGTGCGCGGGTCGGGGAAGGTCGCCGCCTGTCCTTTGGCGTTGCCGTTCAGCGCCCCGATGCCTGCGTAGTTGTTCTGCGTGGGGAGCACGATGCCGCCGTACTTGAAAAAGCCCGTCTCGTGGAGGCTCTGCGCAAAGGCGACGTCGCCGCGCACGCCCTCGGCCTCGCCCTCTTCGAGGAAGAACTGCGCCAGCTGCTCCAGCGAGCACGCCGGGAGCTGCGGCTCCGCGTTCTTGGATCGGGCGAACAGCGCCATCTGCTGCGCGCTCGCCTTGGCCTTGCCCATGATCTCCGTCTTGCCCGTCTCCGTGGTGGTCGCGCCGCCGTTCAGCTCCGCGAGCTTCGCGGCGACCTTCTGCTTGAACTGCGCCCAATGGGGCAGGATGTACAGCGGGCAGTTCTTCCTCGCTCCCTGCACGATGGAGTCCGGGTGGCCCATCCAGTGGTTGTGCGTGTACAGCTCGTTCACGCTCAAGCCGTGCTTCTTCAGCAGCAGTGCCGCCAGCAGCACACCGTTCTCCTCTGCCTTGCGGTCTTCCTTGCTGCCCGAGCCGTCCATGATGATCTCAATGGAGAGCGTCGTCTCGTTGCCGCCCGTGGCCTTCCGGCCATCGCCCGCGTGCCAGCCCACCTCGTCCTCTCTCAGGTTCTGCCATGCGTTGATGTCGTCGACGTAGTAGTGGACGCGGGCGTCGTTCATGTTGGCGTTTGGCCACGTCGCGCGGGTGTACTGCTCGGCGTCCTCCTCCACATTCTTCAGGTCGTTGGTGTTGTGGATGGTCACGCCCTTGACCTTGCCCGTGCCGCCCGAGAGCAGACGGTCGGCCTTGTACTGTGCGCCCTTCTTGTACGCGCCGGAGTCCTTGGGCCAGACCGCGCCCCACGGGATGATCTTCTCGTTGATGACGAGGCCATGCTCCGTCCTCGTCGCGTCTGGTGTCAATTTTGCCATGATGTGAATCCTCCTATAAATTCATGACCGGGTTGTAGACCTTCTCGACATACTCCCCGATGCTGTATTGCTCGCGCCCCTCTGTTTTGAGTTGCTGCATGAACCGATCGGTCTCCACCGCCAGCTTCATCAGCTTCAGGATGCCAACCTGCTCCGATGTCACTTCGTGCAGCTCCGGCCCCACCGTTGCCATGATCGCCTTGCGGAGGTAGAAATCTGCGGTGTAGACATCCATCTCGCTGAACTCATCCCACACCTCCCGGGCGAACTTCTTGCGGTTGAGCCGGGGCTTATCAGGTGGGAGAACGCCGTCCACTTGGAGCTGCTTCTTGATCGCCGCACGCTCGGCCTTCTCCCGCTGCGTGAGGCGTTTCTTCTCCTTTGGCATTACATATCACCTCCCGCTGCTTCCGTGCCGTCTCCGCCCTCCTGCGGGCCGTAGCCGAGCCTTGCGCGGTAGACATTCACCGCCCGCATGACCTGTGCGGTGGCTGCGTCGCTCGCCAGCTTCTCGCCAAGGCGCTGCCGATCCTGCGCCGTACCCTCCGTGGAGGTTGCGCGAGGGATCTCCGCCATGTCCTCTGCGTGTAGCTCTGTCAGGCGGCGGGCAACGTTGGGAGGGAGTTGTTCATAGTAGACCCGCAGGAACACAAGCCCCGTGTCCCTGCAGATGTCCATGCCGCTGCGGATGCTGTCCTGCATCTGCGCCATGCGTTCCAGCGCCGCGAGGATCGCTTGTTCCTCCATCACAGCTCCGCCTCCTTCCGGCGCTGCCGTGCGAGGATTGCCTTGAGCCCTTCGATGACCTTCTCGCATTGCGCTATGTTCAGCCATTCGATGCGGTCGACATGGGCCACGCGCTTGACGAAGCCTTGAATGCGGCGCGGGTCGTCATTCCAGCCCAGCGCCTCGCACAGCGCGTAGATCTTCCGGCGCTGCGCGGTGGTGCGGATGTCGCCGCCCGTGTCCGTGCGCTTGTCCCGCACGCTCCGACTCACACTGTCCTTCATGTTCTGCAGCACGCGGGCAACAGTGTTGACCTCGCCCTGCGTCAGCATCTTCATGGACTCCTTGCCTGTCTCGCGGTAGACAACCGCGTGCAGGTCTTCGTCCGTGAGGTGCAGCTCCGGCGACTTCGCGATCGCCCACAGCGTGCGGATGGAGGGCTGTTTGCGTCCAGTCCTTGCTGCTGTCATTCCGTGAGCCCCCTTCCTCAGTTGCCCGCCTTGATCTGCTCCAGCTTGGCGATGTTCACCTCATAGCCGAACACGTCGCTCTGTTTCCACGTTGCGCCCACGGCGTTCACTGTGTCCTCGCCGTACTTCTTCAGAGCCTCCTTGCTGACCTTCTCTTCCACCACGATGCAGTCCGTCATCTGGCGGGACTTGAGACGGCGGATGATCTCCTCCAGCTTCTCCTTCGCCCGGGGCAGCGAGACGGATGTGGAGAGCCGGAAGCCTACCTCGCCGAACGTCAGCACCACCGACTTCGTCTTGCCCATCTCGTCCCTGTGGTCGGTGACGAAGCTCTTGATCTCGCGCTCCAGCTTGGCCACATTGTCGTTGAGCGGCTTGCTCTGCTCCTCGGCGACCTTCTGCGCCCCTAAGATTTGCTTCTGCATATCGCTCTGGATCTCGCCCAGCGCGATCTGCGCCTCGGCGATCTGACGGAGGGCGTCGTTCACGTCCTCCCATGAATGGAGGCTCGGGGCCTCGACTACTCGTTTCCTTGCCATGTTTGCGGCTCCTTTCAATTTGTTAATGTTGCGGGCTTTACGCCCGGTAGTCTCGCTTGGTGCGCTTGCCGCGCTCCGGAATCTCGGCGAACAGTGCCACAAGACCCATCGGCAGCGTCAGGAGGATCGCTGTCGCGTCCCGATCCTCCGGCGTCCCGCCATAGGCCGCCATCAGGAGCAGCACGCCGGAGAGCAGGATGAGGATCGCTCCGCTGATGCGTTCTATTCTCATATTTGCTGTCCCTCCTCAAAGCATCATCATGGACGACGCCTGTGCTATGGTCTTCACCGTCACCGTCTCCTCGCCCGTCTCCTTGAGGATGCGTCGGACGTTAGAGAGCGTGCGGTCGAGCAGTCGGAAGCACCCGGTCTGCATATTGCACGCCCGCGCTTTCAACTCCACCAGCGCCTCCGGCTCGATCTGGAAGTCCGTGAGATAGCCCTCCACCTCCGAGGGGGAGAGGCCCCGCAGCGAGGCGTAGAAGTCCACCCGGTTCGCCATACGCACGAGATAGGTCTTGATCTGTGCCTCCAGTTTCGGCTCGCCCGCGATCACAAGACCCACGTCGCTCTGATCGAACACCGCCCGCAGGATCTCCATTTTCTTCTGTGTGTACTTGCTCACCAGCTTGTCCGCCTCGTCAATGATCAGCAGGTAGCCCTTGTTCGTGTTGAAGAACTCCCGGATGCCGTTCACCCTGCGCCAGATCGTGCCGTAGCCGTTTGGGAGCCCGATGCTCCGTTCAATCGCCTCCACAAGGTCGCGGCTGCTCATGGTGTCGTCGCACTCGATGTAGGCCACGCGGGAGAGCTTCGCGTACTGCCGCAGGGCGTAGGTCTTGCCGTAGCCACTGCGGGCGACTACGATGCCGAGGCCAATGTACTCTTGACAGCTCTGGCATACGCCGAGCACGGCCTTCGCGTCCCGGCTCTCGAAGAACGTGGGCGTCTTCCATGTCTTGCCCTCCGGCTCTGCCAGCGGCGTCGTCAGGTCGACCGCCTCGCCCGTCTGCCGGGTGAGGAAGTCCGTCAGCTTGCTCTCAAGGTCGTTCGGGTTGCTGTCATACTTGCCCGCGAGATACCGGGAGAGGGTGGTGCGGCTGTAGCCGATCTCTCTGGCGACCGCCGCGACGCTTGAGGGCGTCGTGCGGATGTATCTGTCGATACGCTGTGCGAGGGGGCTGATGTTGGTAAAGAGTGCGGTGCGCTCCGCTGCTGTAACTTCCATGATGTACCTCCGTTATTATTCGTTCATCGCTCTCAAAAGGGAGAGCGCCTTGTCGCCTTTGGCGTTGAGGAAGGTGTCGTCCGTGACCTTCTTCCGGCTCGCCTTGCTTGCCTGTTCCGAGCGGAACATTCTGTCCTTTGGCAGGGAGACCAGCTTCTGGCTCGGCGTGGCCTTGATGGTCAGGTCGATCATGCCCACTGCATCCGAGGGCCTTGCACCGTCCTCAAGCCGCAGCTCGTAGGGGCGGACTCGCTCCTCCAGATACTCTCTGACCTCGCGCTCGTTTCGTTTCTGATCGCGCAGATGCTTCTCCAGCGCTGCCTGAGAACAATGCGGGCCGAAGGCGAGCAGCTCGGCAGACACCGCTTCGCAGATCTTCTTGCCCTCCATGTCGTACACATAGAGCTTGGTGACGTCGTCGATGTCCCACTTGATGTTGACCTTCTGATTGACATAGTAGGCGAGCTCCGTGTCCGTGTAGAGTGTGCCGAACTTGTTGATGCCTTGGTTCGTGACGCGGGCGGTCGCCGCCTTCATCAGTAGCATCGCCGCATACTCTCGGGGCGGAGCTGCCTTTTCATAGCGCGGGCCGTTCTCGAACATCTCGATCGGCGTGACCCATTGCTCGCCCGCGTCACTCAGGCCGCGATGCTTTCGGGTGTGATACTTGGTGTTCTTCCATTCCGTCCAGGCCTCGAAGAACTCTTCCATCGTCAGCAGCTCTCCGCGCTCCAGCATCCGGTCGATGTCCTTCTGCCGCTTGGCGTAGGTCTTCGAGCCTGTCAGCGTGCCCGTGTAGCTCTCAAACCACTTGGAGAACTTCGAGCAGACCGTGGAGAAGAAGCGTTCAATCGGTTTGTCCCAAGGCTGATACGGCAGCGAGCGTCCGACCTCTTGGATGCCGATGCTCTGATAGAATCCGACCGTTTCCGAGTCAAATGCGAAGTCGGGGTCGATTTTGCGCCGCTTTCGGTTCTGCCCGGTCATGGCCTTGGCGGTGTAGTCCTTGCCGTTGTCGACGTGCAGGATGTGGGGAACGCCGCCCGGATTGCTGTAGATCATTTTGACCAGCGACTCCTTCAGCGTCTGCGAGTTGGCGTTGACGCACGCCACGTCGCCGATGATAGTGCGGGAGCGCATATCCAACCACGCGACCAGCTTCGGGCGCACGGCCTTGATCTTGCCGTTCGGAGCCGTCCACTGTACCCAAAAGTCGAAGGTGTGCTCGTCGCCGACGACATACTCCATGACCTGAAGGCTCGTCGCGTCGCGCTTGCCCTTCATCATCCGCTTGTTCTTCCACTCCCGCGTCCCGTTGGCTGCAAGGAACCGGGCGGACTCTGCGCCCCGCTGTCCCATGAGGAACTTGATGTACCGGGCCACCGTCTTGATGGAGGGGTACTCCTCCCACTCCCGCCGCTCTGCCTCCAGCTCGAACCGCTCATAGAGCATCTCGATCGTGCCGAGGTTCGCCGCGAACCGCTTGTCGAACCAGATGTTCTCAATAATTGCCTTCTGCTCGTCCGTCAGGCTCGGGAACGTCCCCGTCTCCTTCGGCTTCCGGCACAGCGCCAGCGCCCGGAAGTAGTCCCGGCTCTTGCCGTCCTCCTTCTCCAGCTTCAGCGCCCATGCGTTCGCTTCCAGCACATTCTTCATGTAGCGGTACAGGCTCTGCGGGCTGATCCCCAGCCCCAGCGCGTACCGCTCGGCGTAGCCCGTGCGGTCGGGGCCGTCATAGTCGATGAAGTCCTGCACCCGCGCCGCCAGCTCCACCGCCTCGTAGAAGCGCTTCTTGTTCGCCTCCGTGTACTGGTTCAGGTCGGCGGTGACGTACCACGGCACGGCCTCCTGTGCTCTCTTGTCTATGATGACCTCACTCCCTTCCACCTTCTGCGCGGCTCGCCATGCCTTCCGCGCCTTTGCCGAGAGGGAGCTTGTCGAGATCAGCACCTGATCCTTGCCGCCGCCCTCCCGGGCCTGTGACTTCGTTTTGTACTGCTGAGGATTGCGATAGATGCGTTGCGTCAAAGTCTTGTAGCTGACGCTCTCAAAAGCCGCTGCCTCCTCCAGCGTGATGAATACGTCCGGCACTCCGTTCCCTCCCTTCCGTGCGTCATGCCGCGATCGCCCGCTCTGCCTTCTTCGGGTCGAGCGCGAGGGCGGCGATGATCGCCGGGAGGTACTTCTCGCCCGAGCGCGTCCCGTTCAAGATGTAGCTCATGTACTGCGGGCTCGTGCCCACCGTGGCCGCCAGCTCCGCCCGGCTCATGTCCCGGTCAGCCAGCGCCTTCACCACCATCTTCCCGAACGGCGTCAGCCGTTTCTTCGGGCCTCTCATCGCTTGCCCTCCTTTCTCGTCGTTCTTAGACTTACTTCCGAATGACCGCCCAGCCCAGCGAGACCGCCACGCCCATAAACGCGGTGACGCTCACGGCGGGGATGGGGCAGTGCATCAACAGCAGTGCCGCCGCGAAGCCCAGCGTCGCGAGGATGATGAGCCCCGCCGTGATGAGGAACGCCGCCGCGCTCTGCGCCGTGCGCCCCGCACGCTTTCGCGCCTCCCGCTTCACTTCTCTCTCAAGTAAGTTGAGAACGAGGTCGTAGCTGCGCACGCTCTGCGCCGCTTCAAAGAATTGCTGCTCCATCCCCGGCAGCGCCCGGAACGGGTCGCGGGGGTTGCCCGCCTCCCGCAGCCGTGCTGCCGCGTTCCGTCGTGCGATGACGGTCGCGCCGATCGCGGTCTTGAGGTCTTCTGTGCTGAACATTCTGCTGCTCCTTTCCTTTGCCCTCCCGCTCGTGTATAATGGAGCTGGGCCGCTGCCCGGGGAGGGGGTGTTGTCTATGGCTGATGCTACCCTTGATGCCGTCGAGCGTGTACTCGACGAGGTCGACAAGAGCCGCGACGTTGACTGGTCTATTCTCGGCGAGCGTCTTCGCTCTGCCATTCTCGACTCTGGCGAGCACGTTGACGCCGGGTTCACCGAGGCTCAGAAGGCGGCGATTGTTGCCGTCTGCCGGGAAACTTATTATGCGACGTCAGTAGTCGCGAGGGCCTACGCCTTCAAGGCTGTCGAGGCTCTTTTGGATCGGAGCGGTGAGTGAGTGCTTCTGCTGCGTACTCCATGCGCCCCTCCCTGATCCGCTCCGCCGCCTCTTGGATCGCTTTCACTGGAGGATGGTAGTAGGCGGGAGCATCATCCGGAGCCGTCCGCTTGTCGGGCGGCTCTTTCTCTTTGATCGGCTCGCCCGTCAGCCACGTCAGCCAACATTCCCGGCAGCTCACGCCGTCGCAGTGGGCGGGGATAGTTGGCGGACAGGGCGCGGAGATGATATCCGCGATCTCGCCCGCCGTGGCCTCCGGGGCCTTGAGCAGTTCAAGTCCTGTCATGCTGCGCCTCCCGGTACTTCTTCACCGCGTGGTTCATGGTGTAGAGGCGGTTCAACTCCCGGAGCAGCCGATCATACTCCCGCTGCATCGTCTCCCTCGCGTGGCCTGTCAGCTTGCCCATCTGCCCGTCGACGTCGACCGCCATGCGGAACACGTTGCGGTAAATCGTGCAGTCGTTCTCCGGGCACTCGCCGAGAAGCGCCGTCCCGAGCTGGTGGAGCTCCTCCAGCCGATGCGCCGGGATGCGCTCTGTCTCGTGCTGGAAGCCGTTGAACAGCTCGCCGCCGCCCTTGGTGTATTCGTCCACCTCCCGCAGCAGGTGCCGCAGCCGGGAGAGGTCTTCAAAGCTCACGCCCTCCAGCACCGTCTCCCACGCTGCGCCCGCCTCGGCGATCTGCGCCGCATAGTGCTCGCACTCGTTCTCCTGCAGGATCTGTCCGTCCCGCAGCGCCGCAAGGTAGGCCAGCGCCTCATGCCCGCCAAGCAGGGCGGTCAGGGTGTCCTCAGCGTGCCTCACGCCCTCGATGTGCTCCCGCAGCGCTCGCTCGCTCCGCTCCCGGATGCGTAGGTCTTGTGCCTCCGCGTCCTCGTAGAGCTGTCCCAGCGGGCACTTCGCGCAAATGGCGTCCAGCTCCTCCTGCGTGTGTCCGGCCCGGTTCTTGCACCGTTCGTCGCACACGAACGCCAGCAGCTCTTCGGGGTTGCGCGGCATGGGGCCGTCCAGCCGTCCCGCGCCGAAAGTGTCCGGGTCGGTGATGACCTCGCTCTCCGGCAGGAAGCCGATCTGATGCAGCGCCATCTTGAAGCCGTAAAGCTCGTGCGCGGCGGTGCGCGGGTCGGTGTCGGGATAGTGCTTGCTCTTGACCTGCGTGGCAAGGCGGCGCGTCCAGCCCTCGATCAGGGCGGTGGGCTCCACCGCCTCCTCGGTATAGCTCTCATTCGTTTCCACGGCGGCGGTGTAGGTGGGCGGCTCGTCCGTGATGTCCTCCTCGGACTCCAGCCCCCGTGCCAGCTCCACGGCCACCTCCAGCGTGTCCGCGTCGTCGTACTCCATCGCGCCCCGGTCGATGTCCAGATTGCCCGTGTAGACCTCCGCGTCGATCACGCCGTACTCTCCGAGGGCCGTGCCCTCGTACTCGCGCTTCTCGCGGTCGTTGAACTTGACCACGAGGAAGCCGTTGATCTTCTTGATCTTTCTCATGCTGCCGTCATTCCTTTCTGCCCTGCCATCTTCAGACCGGGTGGGGCAGTTCCCGGTGACGCCCTTCCGGGCGTTTCGGCTTAGTGGTGGGTCGCTTCAAAGTTCTCAATCGCCCAGCGGTTGCCCGTGGCGTACACGGCCCGCCGCGTCCGCTCCTGTGGCGTTTCCCGCCTCGGCATGGCCGCCAGTGCCTCCATCATGCCGCACCTCGGGCAGATGTCTGTCTGGTTGTCCACTCGCGACAGCGCGGGCGGCTCGTCGTATGCTCGCCCACACAGTGGGCAGATGTGCGGTTGCTCCTTCATGCTGCTGCTCCTTCCTGCAAAGCTCATCCGGCCAGTGGCGGGATGACGCGGATCGTGTCGTGGTACTTGTTCAGAATGATTAGCTCGCCGTTTGCTTTCTGCTTCACGACCAGCCAGTTCTCCGGGGCGAGGCCCGCTTGCCCGAGCCGGATCTTCTGCTTGCGGGTGGGCTTCTTGCCGCGTCTCATGATCTGCCTCCTTTCCTTTTCTCGGCGTTTGTGGTAGAGCAAAAGCGAACGGCGGTCGGCGGAATTAAATCTAAGAGTCGCTTAGGTGTTGGTGGGCTTTAGCAGTCCGTCAGGGTGTCGCCCTTGACCTCGTAACGATTGGGGCCGATGATGACGAAGGCCAGCATATTGGTCGTGCCGTCATGGTTGACCTGATTGATCGCCTCGTCCAGCTTGCCGTTGGTGACGTGGACTTTCTCCATGCTGCCGGTGCCGGTGTCCAACAGGCCGAAGCCGTTGGCCTCCTCCGGGGTATCTCCGACAGTGGTGAGGGCCATCTCGTCGGGGGTGATCTCGTTGCGGCCCGGTTCCAAGTTGAAACCCGCCTCCGCCTCCTTTAAGGCGTCGTTCGTCTCTTCCAGTGTGGCCTTGCCAGTGGTGTACTTGAACAGGATGTCTGCGATGTCGTTCTTCATGTTGTCGTTCTCCTTCTGAAAAACGCCTCCGCCGCTCGCTTTTACTCTACCGTTCGCCGATTTGCTATTTCATTTTCGGTCGGGGTGTGCTATGATTTACTTGCTTTATACTTAAATCAGATTACACCCCTATTATAGTCTCCGTTCGGCTACTTGTCAAGCGGAAAGTCTCTGAAAATCTACTTTTTGACGGGAGGCATTTTATGTCCGAATTAGTTGATAGAATTGAACAGGCCATAAAGGAAAAGGGCAGTAATTTCAAGCGCGTCGAGCGTGAGTGTGGTCTCGGAAATGGTACTATAAAGCGGTGGGGTGAACAGAGCCCCCGCCTCGACAAGCTCGTCCTTGTCTCCGAATATCTACAAATCTCTCTGGACTATCTCGTCTTTGGGCGTAGCTGTTCGGAGACTGCACAGGAGAATGACCGCAATGCGGCTTTCGAGCACCTCAAGCAAGAACAAGGTCTGACCTGCGACGGTTCGCCGTTGGAGGACGAGGAGGCTGATCTGATCGCCATGTATCGCCTCTTGCCGGAGGAGCAACAGGAGGACATTTTTGACCTCGTTCATCTCAAATATCGAAAGCACGTCGAACGGAAAAAAGAGTCTATTTACTGGACGTATCACAACGGCAGCTCCGCAACAAAAAGCGGCCCCGCCGAGGACGCTGAAGCCCAAGGTGGAACCGCTTGATTTTTCGCGCTGTTTTGATTTAGTTGTAAATCTGTTTTCTGTAGAATTGAAAAACGCCCGCGCCGCACTCGCAAAACGCCCGAAACCATTGAAAGCAGGGCAATTCTACAGCTTTTCGCAGTTTTGACTGAAATGTAGAATTGCTCGCCGCTTGTTTTGGCCCGGTTCGCCGCCTCGCCGCGCACGCCTCGCACGGCCAGCGCACGCCCTAATCCCCGCCGATCCGCGCCGAAAAGCCCCGTTTTCCCCAAAACTCGCACGCTCTAACGCTCCGTTAGCACGCTTGCCCCTCTTGCAATCCGCCGCCGCGTCTGCTACAATAGCAGCATGAGCCGCGAAGCTCTCGTCCTCTTGGTCTGCTGCTGTGACTTCCGGGACGGGGCCGAGCGGCTCATATCATCTAAAAGCCTCAGAAATGCCGTTATACGGGCGTTTCCGGGGCTTTTTCGTATTCTGCGTATGTGTGCGCCTCGCCGCGCCGCCGCCGTTGTGCGGCCTCGTGGGCGTGAAAAAAGCGCCGACCGCCGCCGACGCATCCTCATCTCAAGATTGTTGATAATTCGCGCCTCCGTCCCGCGCCGAAAGTCGCCGTTTCCCGCGTATTTCAAGGGTTTTCCCGCCGTCTCCCCTCTCATCCCGCCCTATCCCGCATTTCTCAAATATCCTGTCTCCCCACAGCAAAGAAGCGCACCGTTTCCGATGCGCTTCTCGCTGCGTGATGTGGTTTGGCTCAGGCGTAGCCGATATACAGATCGTATCGTGCTTCTGTTCTCAGCTGCGCCCAAACGCAGAAATATATGATGCCGTCTGCTGCGTTCAGTTCCGGCCGTGATTTGATATCCCGCGCAGGATGGATGGATATATCTCCGGCGATAATGGGGGTATTCCGGCGTCCTGTTGCGGTAGAGTCATAGGTGAAGCCAACTCCAACGCTGCAGTTTCGCGCAAATGCAGTTCGTTCATGGCCGGCTCTTTTAGTATGGCTGGTTCTGATTCCGGAGGGCTTGACGGCTGTAAGGTGTACTCCGGAGTGCCGCAGTATGGCTCCCGGCTCTCACCTGAGACTTTTCCCCGGGTACTGCCGAGAGGCGGTGGGTTTGTCCGGTACGCGGATACGCACTGAGCATTACGGCAATATACTCATCCTGCCAGATTGAAATAGCCACGATCCGCTTCGTCAACGCAGCGGCTGAGTATTTCAAAGAACCGTTCCGGCGTGAGCTCCGTATCCAGCCAGTGGGTAGCGCGATAGGAATAACAGCCGACGTCCTCGTTGATGGCGTGGCTGCCCAACACGCTGTGCAGGTTCAGCTCGTTGGCAAGCTGCTGTTTTCGTGCGCCATCCGGGTTTCGGATCGCCTTAGCCAGGCAGACGACCAGCAGCGGGTGCAGCGGCGAGAACGAGATCTGCATATAGTAGCCGCGGTGATCCAGCGTCAGCGAAGTTTCGTCCTCCGCCTCCACCTTCATGTGGGACAGGATCATCCTGCGGGCTTTTTGCGCAAGATCCGTTCTTCTGACCTGCTCCGCGCGGGTCAGATCGTAATCAAGCATAGTTGTTCAACCTCCTTGTCATTTTCTGTTCGCTCCAGTCATCTCGGGGTAGCGATGTGTGTGATCGCTCCCCAGATTCGATTGGATTCGTTGTTGATGCCCAGAATCCGTACCGTTACGCGAGAGCCTCTGGGCGGGCGCCCGCGCTTAGGATAGCTGCACAGACAGTCGATGCCGCCGTCCAGTGAGACGAACACACCGTTCATGTCCACCATACTGACAGTACCTACATAGCGGTTGCCCACAGAATAACGCCGCAGCGCCTTTTCATAGGAATTCTCTCCGGCCTGCTTGATGGAGGCGCTGACCCGGATACGGGTTCGGTCACTGCGGTCGATGCTCAGGATTTTAACCAGAATGCGCTGCCCGGGCTGAAAGCTGTCCTGCGCATCCAGCATACGCTGGTAGCTCAGCTCACGAAGAGGGATGTAGACCTCCAAGCCGAACAGATCCACGAAGATGCCGGCACGAATGACGGATACGACGCGAGCTTCCGCACAGATACCTTCGTAGAGCAGATTGTTTCCATCCCGGTCTGTACCGAAATAGTACGCGCGGCGCCTAGCGGACATAGCCTCAAGACGGCTGCCGACTGCAACGCCTGCCTTGGCGTCGATACCCTTGATGATGTAATCCACTTCCGCCCCCAGGCGCTTGGTGACCATATAGTGCAGCACATCCTCCGGAAGCCTGCCGCGGAAATCCTCCGGCGGCTCCACCGCCTCCTCCGCGGGAATAATAACCTTGATATCGCCATGATAAATGACTGCAAGAGAACGCGAGGGATGGTCAGCGGGGCGTTCGATGCCCTGAATGGTCCCGGTCAGGATCCGTTTGGTCTTTAAGGATTCTACCAGGTCCAGCAAATCGTTGCGGGCTTTGTCCGCTTCCGTTTCCACACTGGGGCGCTCGTCGATGGATACCACCGGCGACGCCGGTCTGGCAGCGGCGCGCCTGCGCGGCTTCTTCTCCGGAGCTGCGACGCCGTCGGATGCATCCCCGGGCGGTTCTGCCGCTGCTGTGTCAGACTCACTTTTCTTGGCTCTTGGTTTTCTGGTTCGGCGGGCCGGCGGGCTCTCTTCAGGCTTTTTCTCATCCAAGTCGGAATCGGTCTGGGACGCCGGAGCTTCCGGCGCAGTTAATTCATCGGAGCCGGCCGGAAATTCTCCGGGAAGTTCAGTGCCCGATCCGGTCTGGGATACCGGTGCTTCCGGGGTGTTGCGCGCGGCGTCTTCGATCGGCATCCCTTCGGGATTCGCAGATTCGGAATCAGTCTGGCAAATGTCGATGAGATCAGCGTCTCCGGGCGCCCCTTCAGCGCTGAGCACTCTATCCGGCTCAGGTTCAGTTTCAGTCTGATGTAATGCGTGTTCATTGATGTTTTCGTCCGTCGCGGCCGCAAGAATTTCTTTTTCCGGGATCACCGCCGTTTTTTTCGTTGCCATTGTTTGATCCTCCGTTTCTTTTGTTTGAATATAAAAAGAGCGTCCCGTTTCTGAGACGCTCATCTGCCGGTAATATGTCTTATTTGTTCAGGATATACGCCGTAAGCAGCCTTCCCGTTATTTCCTCCTGCGACGTTCCTCGTATTCCAAGTGCCTTGAGGTCAATCGATTCTTCGCGCATTGCGGAAAGGAAGCCTTTCATATCATTGCGGATCGCTTGCGGCAAGTCAAGCGTATCATTTTCTCTCAACAGCATGCTGAGCCGGATCACGTCATTTTTGTGCTTCCGGATGTTTTTGCTGTCAACCTTTGCGCCGGCTTCCTTTCGCTGGCGAAGATCCAGCCACGCCTTGGCCTTGAATGGGATGAGGTGCATTGCGTCAAGAATCGGTATCCCATCTATTATGGTTTTCCCCTTGCGCAGGAATTGGTAATACGCATCATCCAGCAAAATCGCCGACAGGCTGGATATTTCATGGTCCAGTGGCAATGGCGTAAGTACCGCATCATCCGAAAGAACGATTGCATTGGCCCGGCGGGAAAACAGCTCTATCATGTAGGGATAATCCCGGCTCTTTGGATTCGTAAATCGGTAAAACTGCGGTTCGCCGGTACTTTTATTTCTATGCTCGTACCCTGCGTCTCTGATATATGACCAAAATCGTTCTCCGAACTGCGGCGTCAGGCTCTCTACGATCAGCACCATATCAATATCTCGCGTTGCCCGAAAATCTATACCTTCCTCGCTCATGAGCAGGTCGCATGCTGTTCCGCCGATAATTGCATACTGCTCGCTGTACTCGGAAAACCACCGCTTGAAGCTCTCAAATCCGGTTACCATCTTTGTCACCACACCTTTTCCAGTATTTCTTCAATACATTGCTCTACCCGCTCGTCCGTATCGTCTGCTAAGCTTGCCGCCAGCGACAGTACATCAACTCTGCCTGTCTGACTGATACGGCGCGGATCATAGCGCCAGAGCTGCAGGGCGCATTGCTTTTCAGAATCGATCAATTTCTGTGCCGATCCCTTAATTTTACTGCCAACCATACCCCATGTTTCGACCGCCGGCGGATTGAGCATGCTCATTTCCGAAAGCGCACTCAGCCCTGCGGGAAACATATCCCGGGTCACAGCGCTCTTTTCGATGAATACGGTTGTCCGGACAGGCTGGATGAGGTAGGGGACGGCTTTTTGATATAGTCCCTTCGTGTCGAGCTCGGTGCAGAGCATTTTCTGCGCTCCGACGGAGCAGGACTTGTTAAGAAGTCCAAGCGCTACCAATTGATTTGCCGCTCTCGTGATCGTCATTGCGGAAAAGGCAAACCGCTCCGCAAAAGGCGTCATGGGCATAGGCTCGTTCCCATTCAGGATATAGGCAAACAGCAGCATCTGCGCAGACGGCTGCAGCTTCTCTGCGCCCGTCATGAGTCCCTCGCTATCGCAGCGCTCTGTAAGCAGAGCCCCAAGAAAGGGAAGATACACCTGCTTTTCCGGCACGACGAACGCCAGCTTCACATCAATGAAGGAGTTGCGGCGCTGCCGGGATATGGCCGTTAACTCAAAAACGACCTGTCGCCCGCTTGCTGCATGCAGCCTCGCCACATGCTTTTTAAGGGTATTGATCGTATCGAGTTCCCCCACAGGATGAACAATAAGGCACGCTACTCCGCCAACGTCCGCTTGTTCAAATGTATATTTATCGTTCAAAAAAAGCGGCAAGGTTGCCTGCTGCTTCCACTCTGTCCGTATTACCGGGACGCCCAGTGTTTTTGTGATATAGTCCATCTGCTCACCACCAATTTAACTTTCTTTTGGCATTATAACATCGCTAAGGTTAAATGTCAACTTTTTAGTTAAATCATTGAGTTCAAAACTCGCTCGGCGGTTTTGCGGAGCTGTACAGAGTTCTGCGTTTTGAGGGTATGGACGATGTGTGCGGCCGCTCCTCAGACACTGCGCGTGGCAAAGTCGTCTCGGTCTGGAGAAAAGGCGCTGCCGCGTGCGGGGGTGTGTAGTCAAGAATGCTGACGGGAGTCAATTCCTTGGCCAGCGGGTGGTCAGCATAATCAAATTTTTTCAGTTTCAGGACATTGTGTCCTCGGATGACCACCAGCAGTTCCTCGTTTGGGATGCGCAGCACCTCGTCCGGAGTCAGCAACCGTCTGCGCCCCTGGCCCTCCGTCTGACGGTATTGGGGGATGACCTGCGCTACGGCAATGGTCTTGCGCACGGTCATGGTGGAGTTGATCTCCACCGACATATCACCGCTCCGCGCGGAGAAGTACTCGGCGCTGACCTCATCGGTACAGCCCAGCATGAGCTGCACGTCCAGGTTGCCGACGATCTCCGCCCAGAGATTGTTGGGATACCGGTTCTGGAGCTGACCGAGGCTCTGCACGGCCAGCATCACATAGATCGCACGGCTGCGGATAACGCTGAGCGTACGGGCGAAATCCGAACCGTCCGCTGCGCTGCCGAGCTTGCCCACATTGTTGAACTCATCGAAGATGAGGTTGACCGGGACTTTGCAGCGCAGCTCCGGCGTGCTGTCGGCATAGCGCACCAACTTGATGAATAGAAACGAAAAGAACAGCGAGGACAGAAACGCCATCGTTGCGTCCTGATCGCTGAGTATGACGAAGTAGGCGCATTTGCGCTTGCCTGGCGCCGTGAGATCGATATCGCTGCGGCTGATGATGTCCCGCACAGCCTCGTTCTGTAAGACCTGTAACCGGGTGCCGAGTCCAAGGACGATGCCGGAACGCACCGTGTCGCTGGCCTGCGAGAAAAGATTGAACGGCGCACGGGCGGGGTGATCCAGCGGCAGCTTTTCAAAAAGTGCCGTCAGCTGCCGTTCGCTGTTTTGGGTCAGGAGCTGGTAGGCGGCCGCCAGGTTCTTCGTCTCCGGGCTGCGGCTCCTGTCCAGATCGATATAGAGCACCAGCGCTTTGAGCAAATTGGCCTCGCCGTTGTCCCAGAAATGGTCGCCCTTGCCCTCACTGGTGTTGGAGATGATGACATTGGTCAACACCTGCGCCAGCAGGGTATCGCCGTTCAGGTCTGACATGCAGTTCCATGAGTCGCCGTGCCGGGGGTCTACCAGGTTGAATACTTTTACCTCATACCCGTTCTTGCGGAACAACTCGGCGGTATCGTTATAGAGCTCCGCCTTCGGATCCGTAATGACTGCCGACTCTCCGCGCTTGAGTATGGTGAACAGCGCCGGACGGATCACGCCACGTGATTTTCGGGTACCGGATGCACCGAATACGGCGATGTGGCGGTTCAGTCTGGTGTCTTTAGGTAAGCAGACGACGCTGCCGTTTTTTTCGCCCAAAATGATGCCATCGGCCTGCGGCGGAGGCTTGATCTCCAGAATCTCTTTCAGTTCCTTGTCCTTCATCCATGAAGCGGTGCCGTAGGTTCCGTACTTGCTGCGGGTAAATCCGCGCTCATCGTAGTCCTTGGAGCTGAATTTATCGTGGAAACGCACATAGGCGGTGATACCGACCCCGGTCAGCAGCAGTATACCGATGCTTTTTAGCCCCGGGATGCTGAAGGCGCTGCCCAGACACACGATCGGATTCCAGTCTACGGCGCCGATGGTCGTTTGCCCTGTAAGACCGCCGGAATTCATCCAAAGCTCGTAGTTTATCAGCAATTGGCCAAGCACTCCGCCAAGGTAAAACAGGGTGATAAGTCCCGGTATGGAGACGGCGATGATGGCTGCTGCTCGCTTTTTATCCAGAATGCATTCCTCCTTTATAGTCCCAGTTCTGCTTCTACTGTGGCAGCGTCGATGGTTTTGAGTGTGATATACGGGCCAAGGTACTCTCTTAGAAAGGGCGCTTGATCATCGAAGCAGAGTACCTCGAAGCTCCCTGCGCCGGTCTGCATTGCCTCACGAAAACGGATCAGGCGTGCGATGTCGCCGTCAAGATGTGAGAAAACACAGGTACCGCCGATACTGGCGTCGTATTCCATGAATCCCCGGTTATATGACCGAACGTCTGGGTCGAACAGCAGCTCAAGCAGCTTTTCTTTCCAGTCTGGGACGGTGAGCAATCTGAACTGCCGGATGCCGCCGGCATTCATGGGCACAAAATAGATGTGCCGATAGATGCCGTCAAACCGAAGTTCCAGTCGCCGGTTTTTATCCGACTCCAGCAGTGTGGTCAGCGCCGTATCATAGGACTCGCCCAGCAGGATTGCGGAGTCGATGCTCTGAACCCCGGCATTCATGCGGGCAAGCTCTGTCAGGCTGTGGAGCGCCTTGAACTCTCCCATGCCGTTCCATTTCATCGCGGCGTTCCGCGTGTTGTAAACGGCGTAACAGCCGCCGGGATAGAAGATTGCGCCGACGATGCGTGTGAACATGGTTTTGTTCTGTTCCGCTGGGGTGATCTTTTTGAAGTCCCGCGCCAGATAGAAGGCAGGCGCGTCCGGTGTTATCCGAAGGATAGCCCGGTTTTGCAAGGCGGGGAGTAGATAGACCCTTGTCTCGATACCGGCGGTCAGGTGCATCCCAATCGTCTCGGCAACCCGAAGGTTACGGTCCCGATGCGCCATACCGCCGGGGAATCTATGATTGTAAAACGCGGCCATATAATAGCCGTATGCGTCCGGATGTATCCATTCCAGTATGGGGAGAGCGCCCTTACAGAAACGAATTGCTTTGGCATTCCCGATACCGGTCAGCTGCAGCAGCTTTACCCTCATCCGCTCGCCGGTATCCGGGTTACGAAGCTCCTGTGTTGTGGAAAGTTTACTCACCAGCGCTCTGAGAGTACGCTCGTTTCCCAGTACGCCAAGCGAACGGACAGGGTATTCGCCGGCGAGCCCAAGCACTGTGATAAGCCGATGCACATGACTTCCCGGCCGAACGGTAATCATTGTTTCAAGCCCCGGAATGCAGGAACTTTCCGACAACATGACTGCTCTCTTTGTCGGAAACCGTCCGCGCAAAATGCCTGAAAAATATCGGTTTTATCGGTGTTTTCCGGCTGTTAAAAGATATGTCATTGGGGAGGCGGGTTTTTGCCCTGTTTTTACACATGTTTTTGACGCCGCTCCGGCACATTTTCATGGAGCATCACCCCCTCGTCCGGGATCAGGGGCTCCAGCACCAGCCACTGGGGAAAATCCCGTGCCGGGACCACGTACACCTCCGTACGCTCCTGCGTGGAGGCCGCGCTGCAGTAGAAATGATCGCAGCACGGCGGCGCGTCATCCGCAAGCACATACATGGCGACGGTATCGGAGACCATATTGACCTCAATATTGTCATGATCCCGGTACCGCCGCTCCGGCCTGCCTTTTTCATATACATGGCGGAATATCATGATGCTTTCGGGATATCGAACCGGGGCTTTGCCCTGAAAGAAGTTCCTTAGCGCCGGGTACAGGATGCCCCGGATATAGGAGGCGGAGCTCCTCTCCTTTTTGGGGAGCAGCAGAGGCAGCCGGATGCAGAACCAGCCTTCGATGGTAAAGCCCGCTTCTATTGGAACCGACTCTGCTGCAACCGCATCCACATCCTGCAGTGCCCGCGGATTTCCCGTGTAGGCGGGAAGTGCTCTGGTCAGCAGCGTCAATTTTTCACTTTCCTCAGCCAGCTTCAGCGCCATGGCATACGCCAGCTCCATGCTTTTCCCTCCGGTCAGACAGCGGAGATTTTTTATGGTCATGCCGAGCCGTCGATCCTGCGTCTCTATTTTATCCAGCAGATGAATGAACGAGTTTATCGAGTCCATCGGTTGCAGCCTCCTCTGTGTAAAATGTAATGTCCGGTTCTTCCTGCCCGGCAAAGTTGACGGTTGCAAACAGGCAGGGCGCTTTGGGGAGCATCATCTGGGATGCCATGGCGATATTGGGCAGGACAAAGATATATTTCATCTCGTCATCCTGCGGCTGCAGCAGCTTGCTAAGGTGCTGCTCGCCGTCATACAGCACGACGATCTCATAGCCGGTGTTTTCCTTCAGAAAAAAGATTTGGGACGGGTAGACCGCAGGATAATGCGCCATGGGATCCACATAGTCGATAAACCGCAGCAGCACCCATACGGCAAGGATCGTCCGCTGATCCGGCTTGCATAGTCCATCCAAAGCCAGATAGTAGCCACCGGCCACATCCGAGATTTGATGCTCCCTTTTCAGATTGCGAAGAATCTTCTCCGCCGTCTCCTGGGTTTTGTCCCGCAGCAGTCGGATTACCTGTGTTTTGGTCAGTGCGCCGTACTGCGACAACCATTTGATCACATGGCGCTCATCATCAAGCAGCATGTTGTTCACCTCCTTCTGTGTGTGCGTATTCTTTGCGAAATGCGTATTCTACGCTGAATGCGTTTTCTCCCTCTGCCGTTCTTTGAGGATTGCCTCCAGCTCGGCGCGATCCGTGGTGATCATTTCCTTTTCCAGCTTGGAGGCCTTCACCACCACGGGCACTTTGTTATTGTTGGAGCTGATGAGCGCCTCGCCGCGCTCGAAGCGGGTGATGGCGCGGATCTCCGTGCGGGTGAGCTTCAGCGTTTCCTGTACATACCGGGCCTCGTCCGGCTCCAGGTTCAGAATAATCTTGTTCTTGGAGTTATTGATGATCGCCCTGCCGTACTTGCCGTCCTCCAGACCGAAGAAATCTGACAGATCCTGCGTTGCGGAAATGGCCGCTCCGCCGAAGCCGCGGATAACCTTGAATATCTCAAGGCAAAACTCTGCGGCCATGCGGTTGGAGCTGGCGCCGATCAGCTGCCAGATCTCGTCGATAAAGATGGCTTTGCGTTTGGTGCGGTCGGACTTTATCTGATCCCACACATAATCCAGTGCGATGAACATGCCCACCGGAAGCAGCTTGCCCTTCAGCTCCGACAGGTCAAGTACGATGTATTTATTAGAGAGGTCTACATTGGTCTGCCTGTTGAAGCTTTGGGCGCTGCCGGTGACAAAACGGCTGATGATGGCCGCCAGCCGCTGGGTCATGGGATTCTCCTGCAGGTGCTTATGCAGGTCGCCCAGGATAGGCATCTGCTTCATTTTGGGCGGAGCGGAGGCCATATCCGTATAGATGGAGTCGTTATCATGGGTGATGCCGAAGTCCGCATAGGTTCGGATCAACGCTTCATCCAGCATCTGTTCTTCTTCATTGCTCATATCGGGGATCAGCAGGCCGAAGAAGGTCATGAGCTGCTGAATTTTTCGAGCCAGCATGGAGCCCATCTCCACATAATCGATCTCGTCAATCAGCTCCATCTCCGGCGACATGGTATGCCGTATCTCCATTACGTTGATGCAGTGGGGGGAACCCGGTGCGATCTTGATAAACTCGCCGCCGATCTTATTGCAGGCTCTACGGAATTCGTGTCCCTTGATGGGCGCCAGAATGTAGCACTGAATGCCGCGCATCCGCATCCGAAGCGCCAGCAGCTGCATGGTGAAGGTCTTTCCTGCGCCCGATGTGCCCAGCAGGTTCAGGTTGGCATTTTTATTGATCTTTGTGTTGAACAGATCCACGATGCACAGGGAGTTGTTGTATCGGTTGATGCCCAACAGCACGCCATTGTCGTCCGACAGCTCAAAGCTGGTGAAGATATAGCTGGATGCGGCGCCGCTGGTCAGCACATTGCGCTGAGCCTTTTTCTCAAGCTTGGGCGAGATTTTCAGGAACGGCATCACCGACTGCAGTGCGGCCTCCTGCTGAAAGCTGCACTCGCTGGTGTACATATCCATGGATTTGAGCATATCCACCATCTGCTGCTTGCGCCAAAGCAATTCCTCGTAGGTTTTGGCCGATACGGTGATGAAAACGCTCATGTAAAAGAGGTCCTCGTTGTAGTTGGCGATGCCATTCTTGATAAAATAGCCCGCCTGTATGGAATTGGTCAGCTCCTCATAATCGGTGCTGGTATCCTGCATGCTCTTGAGCTTGGTGCGGTTGAGCCTGATCCGCTGGGCGACCTTATCTATGGTGCGGCTGCGGTTCTCACGGCGGAGATGGACGTCGATATCCACTCCTTCTCCGGCGTTGATGAGCGAGGACATCCAGCCGGCCCGGACGCGGCTTGGATACCCGCCTGCCTTGATGTAGAGGAAGGAATAGTACAGCCCGTCCATAACGACATAGTTATAATGGCTCAGATCGATGCCGCGGGGTGCCAGAAAGTTGGCCATACGGATAGGCGGCACCGGGTCCATGCCGATGATTTTCTTCTTTGCCGCCATGGTGTCCACCACGATGCGATCTACACGGGAGGAAAACGGCTCGTCCGTGCAGGAGCGCCGGTTGTAAAACATGTATAGGATTTCGGCAGTCGCTTCATCCGGGTCTTTGGACTGGACGATGCTGTTGCCGCATTGCATGAAATACGCCCGTGCTGTCTGCTCGGCGGTCTGGAGCATGCCATAGATTTTTGCATAGTCGTCGCTTTCGTTGCGGCCTACCGCCTCATACTGGAAAATCAGAAAGAAGCGCCTCGTCAGCGCTTCCCGATTTCCCACATCCTTGATGAGTCCGATATAATCTTCGCCAAGCTCCTTACATTGCGGATTCTCCTCGTGTTCCAATTCCTCGCAGATCATGGATATGTGCTTATCCGAGTCCGCGCGGCGCGTAATGGACTTGAACTGCAGCCGCATGGGGGATATCTTCAGCCAGCTGGCAAAGCTGGAGATGATGTTGAACTGCTCCTCATCGGAGCGCAGCGTGAAGTTGATCGGCTCGATCTCAAGGATTTTTATGTAGCGGTTGTCCGTCGTTTCAATGATCCCGTTTTTCAGGTCGCGGATGGGCAAATAATCCTGCACAAACTCAAGCTTTTCTTTTCTGCGGTTTCTTTTTCCTTTTGCTTTGGCCATAGCGGTATCCGATCCTCCTGAAGTGTAATTTCCTGCGGTGTGTCCAGAAATGGATGATATGGCCGATGTACTGAAACAGCGACCCGCCATCCACGCCCATTGCAGATACCACCGCCAGCGGCAGCAGCGTGACCGTCATGACCACGATGCGGATGGTTCCGGGCATGGGGATCAGGATCAGCTCCGGATAGCCCAAAGCCAGCACCAGAATCACAGTTTCAATTGCGTTGCGGGTATCGATCATCCCTCCCAGCAGTTTGCCGCTGTCCGTATAGTTTGCGGGGATTGCGTACACGTTGTTGTATTCTCTTTCGTCCAAGTTTTTCACCTGCCTAATCTGTAAATTGTTGCGGTTGTGGTATACCGTCCCATCCGCAGCGCCTGCTGATGGTCCGGCACATAGATATCCACGCGATGGATATTGTTCTCTATGCCCGAGCCGCCCCGATCTTCCACGGTGTACATGGTACCGTTTATCATGATTTGCGTGCCAAAGGGATAATGGCTGGACATAGCGACCATACCGACCGCTACCTGTTTGCCGCTGGCGGTAAGCCCCTGCGCATTGCTGCCGCAGCACTTTGCGCAGGCGCAGTAATGCGTCACCTCTACCTCCAGCGTATAAAGCGCCTCGCCGATGGGGGCGTTTACCACCGGCGCATCGTAATCCACGATGCTGAGGCGGCGATAGGAAAGCCTTCCTTCATAGCTTGGCGTATTCAGGATAACGCCGATGCCGCCGGAGGAATGCACCCACATACGTGTCCCTTCCGCATCATATCCGGCAAAAATAAGCACATGGCCCCAGCCGTCATCATCCGCAAGGAATCCCAAATCACCCGGCAGCAGCTCCGCTGCGGAGACGCCGTAGGTATTCGGGTACTGTCCGTTGCAGCCGGCGCCGATCTCAACGCCTACTGCCGTATTGAATACCCATGTGGTGAATCCGCTGCAATCAAGACCGTAGGGCCGAATCGTGCCGGTCGTCGGAGAACCGGCTGACGTCACCAGCCGCGGCGTGTTCCAAGCATCGTTCCAGCCGGGCGCCGACTTGCCGCCCCAGAAATATGGGACCTTGCCCACCAGCGACAATGCCGTTGTAATGATGTGCTTCCGCATGGGGCTGCAGTTCTGCGCGTTGACAAAGGCGATCAGCTCCGCATCGGTCAAGGGAACCATCTGTCCATTGCCTAATGTCCCATACAGCGTCATTTTCAAGGCGTTGGCCATCTTCTGAATGACCTCGCCATAGGTTATTTTGAATTGGTCATAAGTGGCGGAAAGATCGATCCCGAAGGCTCGGATGATGACGCTGTTATCAAATGGCTGTACGGTGCATTCCACATACTTTACGACCTCCGTTTCCGGAGTGAGCGTCTCCGTGCCGCCATGCTCATAATAGATTTCGCTTCGTGTGCCGGTGATTCTGCCTCCGCTGTATATGGGAACGGAAACTGCCACAGGCGTATAGGCTGCCACATTGACCGGCTCCGATGTTGTTATTGTTTCGTCCGGCTCATAGTAGGTGCGACGGGCTGTGGTATAACGGTACTGCGGAATGCCATTGATGGTTCCCGTCTGTGTCTTCGATGTGACGACCGTCACGGTAACGGGTCTGTATGTAGCGTAGGCAAAGGGGACGATTTGCTCCGATTCCTTCTCTACGAAAGATACCGGAAACATACTGTCGGCAACGCTGCGAAGCTTTGCCAGCATATCCTCCTTGCCGGTATTGCGTTGTTGAAGCGATGCGGAGTAGGCCGCGAGGATATAGCTTACATCGTACCCGGCGGAACCCTGTGCGTAATTGATAAGTGCATCCATAGACAGATCGTAGTCGTATCCGCCGTCCTCAATGATCTGCTCGACTTTTGCGAGGGCTGCGTCATACCCTTCCTCCACAACTGCGGAAATATCTGCGGCAAGGTCGTTATAGGATTCCAGCAGTGTTGTGGGGTTTTCCATGTCCACCATCGACCCATCCAGCCCAAACACGCTGTTTGTAACAACGCTGGGCAGTGAAACGATCAGGACGATAATGACAAGGAAAAACAGGCAGATGCAGACAAGTATCTTAAACAGCGTGTGACGCATGGCCCATGCCGCCGATAAAATCGCACCCCACGGTCCGCCCGCAGCGGTTCCTGCGGTTATCTCGGCAACCGCCTTGCCGCCCTCCACGCCTGCCTGCACCGTTGCGGCTGCTGCATTGGCGCCGGCTTCAGCGCCTTTCACGGCGGCTTGCTTCGCCGTCTCTTTTCCTGCTTCCTTTGCGGCTTTGGCCATCTGCTTGGCAGCTTCGCCGTAATTATCGCTGCCGTCGCCTATCTGCCGTTTATCCGGCTCAGCCATTTTCTTTTACACCTCCCCGGTGAGTATCCGAAGCCGCGCGTGGCGGCTGGTTTCTTTATTCGCAGGCAGGCAAAACAGCCGGAGGGATGTCATCCGCTCCGGCTGTTGCCCGCTGCATTTATTTCCTGCGCTTCGGCGCCTTTATGCCGCTGTCCGGACGCTTTTCCGGCTCCTTAAAGCGGCTGGGCATGTTCTTGTATCGAACCGACTCCACGGACACCGTGCGGACGTTTTCACCGTCGTAGACGGGCTTTCCGTCCTCGAACACCGGCTTGCGTTCCACGGCGGGGTCTCCATGGATGGCGATCCACTGCTGCCCTCTGACGTCTTCATACACCTGATAATCCCCGCGCGGTGCGGCGAATCTGGCGGTGTCGTAAAAAGCCGTCCCGGAGCCATCGGTATGGCGGACCTCGAAGTGTCCGTCCTCCCGATGCGTGCCGTCCACATGTGCCACCTGCTGCTCAAAGCCGGGCATGAAGTTGCGGAAGGCCGCCTGATTATATGCGTCTGCGGCCTCTCCCTGTTCAAAGGCAGGCGCTTCCGCGTGCTGCTGCATAGCGTACCAGTCTACGCCGTTTGCCGCCTGCATGACAGTGTGCGGTGCGTCGGGCTCATTGTAATACGCGCTGTTGTACCACAGGCTGTTTCCGCTCTCACTGCTGGCTTCCATGATGCCGTCGCCCGTGTTGCGAAGGACTGTACCTTCAGCAGCGCCGGGGAAGGCTGCCGCAACCTGTTCGGATTCGGCGGGGCTGCCGGTAAACCCGGGCGCATCGTAGAAGGCGTTTCGGCCCTCGCCGCTGGCCATCTGATACCAGGTGCTGCCGTCAGAGGCAGTTACAACGGAGTGCGGAGCGGCGGGTTTTTCAAACTGCGCCGTATTGAACATCTCCACACTGCTGACCTTGCCGTCTGTGCCGGTCGCCGTCGTGCTGATATGTCCGCCGCTGATCTGGGTTCCCTTGAGTGTATGACCCGCAAGCTGAGGCATATAGTTGCCAAGGCTGCGGTCGGCGATATCGCCGGCAATAGTGCCGGCGGCTTCTGTGGGACGCGCTGCTACGGAGGAGATGGATTCTCCTGTAAGCATCGCGCCGTTTCTGGCAGCGACACCGCCAAAAACGCGCCCGACAAAGCCGACGCCACCGCCCATGCCCATGCGCGTGCCGCCATCAACGACGGCGTCACGGACATAGCTGTTACCCTTGAATCTGCTGGCAAAGCCGGATGCAAAGCCGCTGGCCGCGGCGCCGGTTCCGGTTGCAGTCGAACCGCCCCTGCCGAACACGCTGCCTGCGCTCTTTGCGCTGTGTCCCACGCCGCTGATCACCCTTGCAGCCATCAGCAGTTCCATGCCCATGCTGGAACCGGTCTGCGCCACATTAAGTCCCATGGCGGCCATATAGCTGTCTAATTTCTGTGCGGTCTTTAGGAATGCCAGTGCGCAGAACAGCCATAGAAAGATAGATCCCTGCCCTGTACTCAGCGCGCCGCCATTTCCGATATACTGGCCTACCGAGGAGTTAAAGCCCCGGATAAACTACACGTTCATGACCAGCAGGAGAAGCTGCGAGCCTACCATCCTGCACCAGCTTTTAAAGACCTGATTAGTCGCCTTGGAGCCGCCCATGCAGAATGCCAGCGGGGAGGTATAGCACAGCACACCGACCACGATATACCGTTCGACCGCCTCCAGCAGCAGCTTGAAGTAATTCCATCCGAGTGCGATCAGCAGGATCAGAACCAGTATAGGCCCGACAACCGTCACGGTTGAAACGATTGTCAGCAGTCCGTTGCTCAGTACCTGCTCCACACCGGCAAAGGTGAATTCCTCCGCCGTCATGCTTACATCCATCAGTGCCGTATACGGCGCTCTGGCAACGTCGAGCGCCAGCATGAAAATTGGTTTTGCGTATCCGATCAGCAGCGCGAAAATCGCGCCACGCACAACTAATTGCCATGGGTTTTCGGCTTCGGTAATGGGTCCTCCGAACGCCCGGAACAGCTGCCAGACCACAACGAGAAAAAGGACTGCCCAGGCTGTGTACTGCATGACGTCAAAGGCCTTGGTGATGAAGGGGAAATACTCCTCCATGGTCACCATGTCTGTTCCCAACGCATTGAGAAAGAGGCCGGAAACCGCGTCCATGATCTGCGAGGCAATGCTGGAGATCCATGTCACGATCCCTTCAAAAATCCAGTCTAAGATAGTCGTTCACCTCCCGTCTGATCCCGAACTGTTGATCATTAGCCTGTGTACTGCCCGCCGGCGATCAACGGCTGCAGGTATGCTACGATAAAGCCGAGTGTGTTAAGAATAATCCAGGTCACAACGACGCGCTTGAGCCAGCTGGTGGCCTCGTCCACTGCGCGCTGGTTCCGGCTGACCATCCGCACCAACAACGCAATGGCCGCCACGGTCACGGCGACAATGGTACTGATCCCGACCAGCTGTCCGTAGATATCCCGCATGATCGTGGAAAAGCGATCCCAGATCGTTTCAGCCATTACGGGCTGGACGGAGAGGATCGTTGCCGACGCCGCGCCCACTAACGACCAGTAGGTATTTCTGAGCCGATGCTTACCTGATACAAGTTGCTTTGACAT